TACGCATTAGTTTGTCAATAGAATCATAAGAAGTATCGTCTAATTTCTTTAATCTACTTTCAAGTTCTTCAACGGCATCTTCATTGATTGGTTGAGTGAAACTTTTGAACTTATAATCACTACCTTTGATAATATCATCTACTTGTGCAAAAACATTACCATCTGCATCAAGAATTTCTACAGATTCTTTTCTGGTTTTTCTTTTCTTTTGTTCTCTTTCTAATTTTCTTAGTTTAGCTGCTTGTAATGATGTTAACTTTTCTTTTTTTTCTTCTTTTGGTTCTAATTTTGGTTTTACTGATGTATCTTTGATAGGATCTTTTTTTGGACGATATACTGCATTCTTTGGCATCATCATTGGTGCAGTAGTGATTTTCTTTTCTTTTTTTAATTTTTCACTACTTCTTTTTGTAGCCTCTTCGTGAGGAGACAAAGATTCCTCCACTCTTTTAGTTTCATCTTCACCATGAGAAAGATGATCAGCTACTGTATCAAGATACTCTGCAGCCTTTGTAATTTTTGATTGAACCCAGGCTTCAAGATTTCCCTCACCATTGAGTTTGGTCATTAATCTTTTAATTGCTGCTTGAGCAGTTTTGAGTTCTCCACGAGCCATTGAAAACTCTTCATCTTCGGTAAGATCTGAAATTCTTTCTAGGTCTGCAAGAATAGACCACTCCTTAAAGGTGAGTTTATCCATTTATGTCTATAAGTTTCCTATTTTTATTTAGGATCTTGGTTCATAGAACTCTTCAGGAACTTTTGGAGTTCTGCGGTAGATCCCAAGAACACTGCATTATTTGTAACGTTTGTTGGTACGGATCCTTTCTGTTCTTGATTAATATCCTTCATTTTCTTTTGAAGATCTAGAAGTTTATCTGTAACATCTCCAACATTTTTAATAAGTTGTCCAGCAACTTCATATGCTCTTGGTGAGTCAGATTCTTGTGCAAGTTCTAGAATACCATTAATAGCTTCTTGACCCTTTTCTATGATGGAATAAAGTTGACCTCTAGAATACTCATAGTCCTTTTGAAGTTGATCGACAACATCTGAGGTTTTTTGTATCTCTGGTTTATCTACCTTGACTATTTCGGATTCTATTGGAGTAGTTTCAATATTTAAAGCTTTATCAATATCTTCAAAACTCATAGATCAATACCTTTTGTAGAACTATAAATCTTTCCATCTCCATCAAAATTATAACGATACTCACTAAATCCAAAGTCATCATCCAAGTTAATTAGATCATCATCTGAAGAATTGATGACATTAACTGGATCTCCTTCAGAATGAGTTGCAATAGAAGTTCCATCCTGACCCCTATTTACTGATAGAGTATTTCCTGTAATTTTACTAATAAACATAGATTCTTCACCGATCATAATGTATGATTTTTCAATCAGTGAAGTTGCATCCGAAACATCAAATACAGTTACATCTGATGAAATATCTTCAGCAATAGTTGTAGTTGCATCATTATCGTAATCTTTAAGAGCCCTTGGTTCCGCAACGTATCTCAATTGTCTGGAAGCATTTACTCTATTTGTATCTGTATAATAATCGACCTGAACTTGTTTAATCAATGCCTCATTTGGTGTTCCTACTGGTCCGAATAGATAGGTTTTTGCAACAAAATCTAAAGTATAGATTAACACTCTTCTTGTAGTAAAATCTCCTTCATATTGATCATCCATTGAAATACTTTCCAGTACCATTGGAATGTCTTTCTTTTCCCCAATACTTGAAATAAGATCTACCGTTAAATTAAAATGTGGTTGGAAATATGGTAAAATTTGTTCTATAACTTGTAAGGCATCTTCATTCAATTTAGACATTATTGAAAGCCTAAAGTTAACATTATATGGTACAGGCATAAAAACTTTTGTTAGTTCATTATTTGCCTGATCATATGATCTAAAAGTTTGCATAGTAGATGATTTTCTACTAGAATCATAAGAAATCCCTGTCATTTCAAATGACATTCTGGGAAGAGTTATAGCTGCTCTTTTTTTAAGGTCTGGTACTTGTTCAATTCTTGCTAAAAACTTTTGAACGGGTCCATAAGCAATAGGAACTGTAATGATACTGAAATCATCCCCAGCATTATCTTTATGTTTAATTTGAATATTGTTAAAGAGTGTTCCGAAAGATACAATGGTCTTTCTCAATATTTCGTGGTAAAAATAATTAGAGATCATTACAAGTTACCGTAGAGTATTAATTATTTAGTATTCACCAAAAGGATTGCGTTGACTGAAATCAACTATAGAGTCGGCAGCTTCTTCTATCTCAATATTTGAAGCATATGCATCTAAGAACTCATTTGTTTTTACTGATGCAATTCTGTAACTTGCAGCTGCACCAACTATAGCTTCTCCAAGTGCAAAGTTTCCATCAACAATTGCAACTTTAAGAATTCTATTAACGTAGTCCCAACTCTTAACATATGCAGTTGTTCCAGTTTTTGTACCAGTTACAACTTCATTATAATCATAATCACCAAAGGTAATAGAAGTTGGATCTGTAAAGGTTACTGTTGGAGCAAATGTGTATCCAGCTCCAGCATTTGTGTATCTTACAGCAGCTACAACCCCATTTGTGTTCAATATTGCCTCTGCTTGTGCATTATTAATATTAGATGAAACTCCAGAACTTGTTGGTATGAAGATTCTATCTATTATTACTTGTGGAGTAGTTGAATATCCCACACCTCCAGATGTAATTCCAATCAATCCAAGAACACCAGTGTTTATAACTGCAGTTGCAATTCCTCCAGATCCACTACCACCAGAAATTGTGACGGTAGGAGGTTCAGTGTATCCAAATCCAGGATTGGTTACTAAGATTCTATCAATAGACAATCTCTGATTTGAGGATCTACTTGTCATAATTGCAACAGCGGTTGCAGTCATACCACCTGTAGGAGGTTTGGATATTTTAACGGTTGGAGTTGAAATATATCCAAATCCGTCATTAAGTAAATCAATATATTGTACTGATTTGGATCCGGGAGTCGTTGTTGCAAATCCAACTACTGCTGTTGCAACAGTTGCAGCCGCACCAACCATTTGAATAGTATAAACGTTTCCAAGATCTTTGATTGATTCATTGACTTCAATTCCAGTTGGATCAACTTCTGGGACATCGATAATTTCATCTTCATATTCAAATCTTTCACATCTTAACTCATAGACATATAGATTGTTGAGTTGATAGAATGGTTTTTTATGTTCTACATATTTAATTTCAAATAGAGATTCATCTAGAGGAAACCAAATCAAATCTCCTTCTTGGGGTCTAAATGCAAGTTTCCTTTCATTTTCCGGCCATAATTTGAGTAACGGAGAAATGAAATCATCATATCTTTCTTTTGAAATTACAAGATTTATTTCATCATTGCTTCTTACGCCAAACTTTGAGAGTAAATCCCCATTTCCAGAAAAACCATCAAAATTCATTAGATAGGCTTCAATTCTATAACTATCATCAAATTTTGAAGCGACTATTTCTTTAATGACGGTATTTTCTCCGACAATTTTTCTAGGCATGTATAGAACATCTTGTCCATACATTTTCAGTTGTTCATTGACTAGATCTTGAATAAGTCGTTGCTCACTCGGAGATCCTTGTAAAAAATAAGAATTGAGTGGTGACATATTAACCTATGAGATCCAGTGGTGGTAATTCGTATTCATCCTTGAGTTGTTGCTCAAGTTTTTCAATCTCTGCAACTCCATCATCATAAATTTGTCTACCATTAAGAACAATTCCTCCTGGAAGTTGAACTCCCTGGAACTTACTCATATTTTGACCCCATTGTTTCTTAATGAGAGCAGTAAGATATTTCTTTAGCCACCAATCGTTATAAAGTTTTGGAGCATCATTTGGATCCAAAATTCTATAACAATCAATAATTACATATTCATTTTCTCCAACTTGAGACCAATCTATATCAAGATATAACTTATGATTTTTTTTATTGAATCTAATCTGTGCATGAGGGTTCAAAAGAAAATCTAAATCCTCTAGATATCTTTTAACCATCGCATAGTTCAGAAGATCTAATGCACCATAATAGTAAACATCATTTAAGAATAACTGGTATTTGATATTAAATAGACCATCCGAAACGGTACTGGAATTAATTTTGAGAATATTATTTACACCAATAATACTATCTGGAAGGGGTAGATAATTTACTCCCTCAACATAAGTAAGTGAAGTCAAACCTGCACCCACAACATCGGTTGCAGATGTTGTAGCTGATCCTACAGGTCCTGGTTGAGCTAAGGTTGTTTTAGTTGCTGGGGTAAGTTTATGCTTTAGAAAAACACGATCAATACCATCATAATGACGTTCATGATAATATTGAATCGCATCATCAATTAGGTTATCAATTTGATCGTCGTCTACGTTTATTTCTAAAACTGGCTTCCCTAGTTGTTTGAGGCAGTATTCTTTCAACTCTGCTCTACTAGATGGCTGTGCCATAAAAAAATACCCCTAGTTTCCTAGAGGTATTTATAATTTAGATGTCTGCGTATCTTCTTATTAATCTATGGAATATGTCATTAACTTTGAATCCAGCTTGACTGATTACTTTTTGGAACTCTTCGTAACTTTTTACATTATTGGAAGTTTCTTCATCCAAATTTAATTCATTTAATTCATAACATATTTCTCTTATAAATGGGTCTTTAATAAAAGATTTTACCCAAAATACGCAAACGTCCCTATGACCTTTGGTTACTTTATTGACTCTATGTGGTACACCTGTTGGATAAACAATTCCAAATCCTGGATCTAATTTTATTTTAGTTTCTTCATCATTCATAAAGAAACAAAGTTCCCCACCTTCGTATGTAGAAGGATCTGAAAGAAATATAGTGACACTGTAGTGGCCATTGAATCCAATATCCACATGAGTATTGTAATATCCCCCTTCTTCAGTTCTAGTAACTAAAACATCTTCTATTTTTTTGGGAAAACAGAAATGTGAAAATTTTTTATTAGTGTCAATTGAGTTATAAACATTTTTTGAAATCTTTTCCTTTATGAAAGGATTCACAAGTTCTTTGTTATTTTTTGTTTGTGGGTCTCCATAATAAGTTTTTAAACCAGTTTCCCAATCACCATCTACCGAAAGATCTAAAAATTTTTTAGTTTCTTTGAGTTGTTCTGTATCTAAAAAATTTATGATTACATAGTCATTTTTCATAATCAATCTTGATAGATAGTTTCTTTCAAAAATTCATAATGAGTAGGTAATCCATCGACGTATGATGAAAGAGTATCATGGAACATTTTAAATTCTCTATTGATATTTTTAAACTGTTCAATTTCTTCATAAGGAAGTTCACCTGATCCCGGTAAACCTCTACCCACTTTATATGTCGGCAAATATCCCATGCCGGCAGCAATATAAGGTACGCCTCCATACAAACCATTAAAATTAGATTGTCTAAAGACATTAACTTCAAGTTGTTGAACATCATAATCATTGTGATATTCAATAGAAGTTACGTGTTTCCAATAATCAGTGTCTTGTCTCATTGACAATCCATAATGAATTTCAATAAATGATCTGACTCCATCCATTGTATAATTCAAGTAAGTATTAAACATAGATTTATCAATACCGGAGACAAATCTATCTCTCCTAATTAAAGTTTTAACTAATCTGAAAATATTATCGTGTGTAGTCAATAACCCAGTGGACTCTAAAGGTTCAATAAAACCATAAGAAAGTCCTATACCCAATACATTTTTTACCCAGGCTTTTTCCCTTTTGCCATGACGAATCGAAATTTCTTTCATCTCCAAATCGTCAGGAACATTCTTTTTGGTCTTTTTCAAATGATTGCGAAACTCAATTTCTGCTTGATCTCTGGACACAAATTTACTTGAATAAACATATCCAGAACCAATTCTACTCCACAATGGAATATTCCATACCCACCCATTTTCAATTGCAGTGCAATTAGTAGTATTCTCCATTTCTTCATTTGGATTAGAATATGGAATTTTGGTAGCAAGAGCCCTATCATTCATCAAAGTATCTCCAAAAGAGATGAACTTTGAACCCATTTTTTCTTCTAACAATAAGGATTTGAATCCCGTACAATCAATAAAAAGATCTGCGGTTAATTTTTGACCAGATTCCGTTAAAATATATTCAATTTCCCCATCTTCTTTTTGAGAAATATCAACAACATCTTCCAAAATATGAGTCATTCCGGAAGGCAAACAAATATTATTTTTAAGATAAATTCCAAATTTTGTCGCATCTAAATGATATGCAGTATCTTTTTCAAAAAAGAAATTTGGAATACTATTGTCTTCATTTTTTGTTAATTTATTTTTTTCGGATAGATAAGAAATTGGATTATAAAATTTGGCAAATTTATCAAAGGTGTGATATTCCGGATCTAGTTGTCGCAGAATTGGCCAACCATCCAATCCCCTTTGCATACGTTCTGCGGAATGATGCCCAAATGGATATTGAAATACGGTATTTAGCTCTCTAAAATCAGTAAATTTGATAGAAACCTTATAAGTTGCATCACACTCTTTCATCCACTGATCATCACTTAATCCAATAAGATGTAAGTAACTGTTAAATTGACCTAAAGTGGATTCCCCCACTCCCATTGTTTTTATATCTTTAGATTCAATAAGAGTTACATCCATATCTGGAAAATTCTTACATAAAGCAGCAGCTGTCATCCATCCAGAACTACCACCACCCACAATAACAATTTTGTTGATTCTCATGATAATCTCCAATTACTTATAAAAATTGTTTAAACGTTTTCTGAACTTATTATAAATGGTGTCAGTAAACCAAGAAATTGAACCATAATAATTATCTCTATGTATCTCAGATAATTTTTCCTTAGATAAAAAGTTAATTTCGTGATTAAAGGATGTTCTCTTGAAGGGTATTATCAATGCAAGAGGTGTGTCTTTTAATATTACTTGTTTTTTCTGGTCATAAATTTCTGGAGATTCTTGAATTGCATAATTGAATTCAAAAAACCATTTTAAATGAATTGGAGTAATGTCTGGATGAACAACTGCAGATACAGAAGTAAAATTTTTGTTCCTATTCCAATATGGATCTGTGATTAAAACAGAAACACCAGGACTTGTTTTAATCCACCATGGACTTGATACTTTATGGAACATTCCCATTTTGGGTTTTTGTTCATAAGACATTCCTTGGAATTGATTAAATCTATGAACACTATAATTTATTTCGGGAGTTTCTAAAGCGGACTCAAACCTCATTTCACCATTAATCATCCGAAAACACATGTCAGTCCAGGCTGGTAATATGTAACCAGTTTTTAAATAATCAACAATTCCTGGACAATGATGTACTGTACTATCTTTAATTAAGCTATATGGATTTTCTCCAGCAGCTAATGAACTTCTATTTCCAAGAGGATTCAGATTCATTATTGGAGCAAAAGGACATTTTGATTTTCCAGAAGAGGGTTTTTTACTTTTTAAAAACCACTCTGGAAATTGTTTATATGCTGGATATACTTCGGGTATTCCTTTTGCTTGATCCGAAGCACAAAATTGAATAATATTTTTCTTTTTGAACATAAATTCACCAAAATGATAATTTGAAATTGTCACTATATAATTTAACTGTTAATATAATACCTTATTAATTTATGTTAGTAACTTGGCCTTCCCCTTTTATTTTTTGGACTGAGGTAGAAAACCATCAAGAAATAAAAAAAGAATTGAAAGATAAAATTTTAGAAGAAAGTAAAGATTTTAAGTATTATAACTCTCCATTAAAGGATAGAAAAATAACGGAAAATAAATGGTATTGTGAAGTTATTACTAGTTATTTTCACAGAAAAGAAATAGAAAAATTTTTTACTGAAAAAATAATTACATCTATTGTAGAAAATCCGTTAGAAGAATTATTTAAGAATAAAAGTTTATTTCCTAATAAACCTAAAGATATAATTATACCCGAAATTTGGTTTAATGTATATAAACCTGGATATTCTCAAGAACTACATGCTCATGGTGGAGCTGTTTTATCGGGAATTTATTTACTGGAACTAAATGAACCAAATACTACAATGTTTTTTAACAACAACTCAAGATATGAATATATGAAAAGTGATGTTGGAAGTGTTTTCCCAACATCACACATTGAAGAGGGTAATGTAATATTTTTCCCTTCAGAAGTACCTCATTCTGTTAATAAATGCACTAGAGATAGAATAACTATATCTTTTAACTTACTATTAGATTATTAAACAGGTTTTGTCCCATCTAGAGCGGGGGTCTCTGGAATTAAATCTTGAGCAGTGCTCACTAACATTTTAGTTCTTTCCAATTCTTCTTCCATCATTTGAGCAGCAGATTTAATACTTCCCTCATCTACTAAATTTTTGAAAATAACTTCTTTATCTGCAGGAATAGAGGTTACAGTTGGATCTGCAATCATCTCTTTAATTTTTAGATCGGCTACTTCGTGAATGGTATTTCTGCAGCGAAGTTTTACCATCTCTTGAAACCAGTCATCTGGGTCTACTGCAATATGAGCTAAAGCAGCATATTCCAAATCAGTTAATTCTACACTTAGAGTTACCATTGTTCTTAACTATGAATTTTAATAATATTTATATGATTATTGGTTATGGACAAAGACGCCCATAAAAATTAAAATGTCCCATATAAACTCTCTGATTTCCGCAGTTAAAATATGGTTGAGGGGATACGTATTGTCCTTGTGATAAGGATATTAAATTTTCCATGTTTATTCCATGAGCATAACTTCCATGGGAAGGATGATTAAACATCGAATGTCCATGTCTACCGTTATTAAAATTTAATCCACCATTAACACCAAAATTTGCATGAGTATAATGATATGTATTACCATCATCTAGATAATACATTGTCATTCCAAATTGATAATACCCTGTTACGGGAGCAAAATATCTACCATTAGTAGTATCAAATCCAAAACTACCAGCACCTCTTTGGTTTACGGACCATCTACCACCGGTAGAAAATCCCCAGTTTCCCATTTCTCTCCACTGGTTACATCCAATTTGCCCAGCATATCTCCATTCGTCCAAATTGCAAGACGCGGAAAACATTGGATACTGGGTTCTTCTTCCAGTGGTTTGACTTACTTCTTGTACAAAATTATTATTTGAAAAAAATTCAATACTTGTTGTGTCTGAAGTTATATTATTGGAACCAATAATAATAGACATGGTATACTAAACTCCTATTATTGATATTTATTAACCCAATAAAGCTCCAGCAAACATTGTATAAGAAGCCAATATTCTTGAACTATTAGCGTTCCAATATGGTCTAACAACACAATACTCACCTTGATTCAGTTGCATAGTACACGAAACTACAATACCATCTTCATGATTGTATGGAGTAGCGTGCATGTAGATATTGTGTGGTTGTCTTCCATTATTCCAACCATATCCAGAATTTTTAGTAAAATGTAAGTGCATATAACTGCTTGTGCTGTTATTATCATTATATGCATAAGCTGAAAAATAAAAATAGTATGTTCCTGTCACAGGAGCAAAATATCTACCATTGGAATTCATTCCAAATGATCCCGCTCCCTGTTGATTCCAAGTCCAACCTACAGTTCCATTGATTTCTGGGTTAGCTCCCTGACCAAATTGATCTCTATATCTCCAGTCACCAACAGTTCCACTTGCACAAAATGCAGGAGTTCTATCTGTAATTCTTTGACCTGTTGTAAAATAATACAAACTTCGGATATTGTTTGGTCTAATATCCAAATCCGTATTACTTACAATACTATTTGGTCCGATTGTAATAGGCATAGTTTTAACTAATTAGATGTCCGCAAAAGAAACTATGATCTGTATAAATTCGGGTATTGCCGGAATTGCCCTTATACATATAAGGACTGCAATATTGACCTTCACTTAGATACATAATTGCAGAAATATTTGGCCCATGAGCATATGCAGATCCAACTCCTTGAGAATTTCCATGACCATAGATTGTATATGGAACTCTCCCATTATTCCAACTCACATTACTATTAATTCCGAATACTAAGTGAGTATAGTTTGCGGTATTGTTGGTATCTTGAAGTTGATAAAAATCACAATGGAAATAATAATATCCACTTTTGGGAGCAAAATATCTACCATTGGAGTTCATTCCACCACCGGAATTACCTCTTTGATACCAAGTCCAGTTAAAGGGAATTGTAACTCCAATTTCATTCCAAGCATTTGCAGCAAGATATCTCCAAGCACCACCAGTCCCATGAGCATTAAACCCAGGTTGATTTGGATTTCCACTAGCTAAATTATTTAAAAATGTTTCCACGTTGGTGCTAGTGGAAACATTTATAGCCATGTTTCCATCACATCTTATTCTACTTTGGGTTGAACCTTCACCCAGTATAATAGCCATAAATTCGATCTATTATTGTAATATTATTTATTACAATTGATTGTGTAATTTACCATAATCCAAGTTTACTAAATGGACACTTAGATTCTTTTGGTTCATCTTTAATAAAATCCCAAGATTTTTTAGGTAAAAATTTCTTTAATATACTATGATTATATGCTTTTCTCATAACATTTTGCGGAATATCCTTTCTTTCTAATCTAAAATTCTCATCATATTTTCTAGAATTTCTAAATCTTAGGATACCAATTGGGTCTCCTCTTTTTATTATAGTTGGTTCATTAAACTTATAAGCACAAATCGTTGGCCGCATCCATCTACCAACTGGATATTCTGCACTAACTAATTCAGCTCCAGGAATAGGAATGGTTGTAGGTAGTATTTCAATCCATAAAGTTTTAACTTGTGGTTCTGTCCAGAAAAAATAATGTTGGTGGAGTTGTCCAATAATTAATCCGTGATATGGAGGTCTTAGTGGTTTGTGTATAACTCCCATAGTACTTGGGTCTTCACCCAACATACTCCTACCAAATAAATTCATGTCATTTATAGCAAATCCTTCATCAATATTCATATGAACATAAGTTTCTGGATCTACAACTCCATCCTCTTTTGAGAACTTAACTTCAATATTTGATTGAGAAAATATTACAAAAGAATTTTTATAATATTTTTTCCACGCAGGACATTCCCAATATACGTGTTTTTCGTGATGTTCTTTATAGTATGTAAGATATGGTTTTATCGGAATAAAAATTTCATCTTCTAGGAGTGGGTGTTCAAACCCCTTTGGTCCCGAATTTTCAATTTTCGGAGCATAGTAAATGGTTCTCATGATTCAAATTTAAAACTATATAATAAAGTGTAATTAAAATTATTTATGGAGTGAACTTCGATGTATGGTTTGATTAATTTATTTCCTACTCCAATTTATAAACAACCAGCGACAGTTAATAATTACGATACTATACAAATAGAAGTTCGTGATTGTTTGAATAAAATCTTAGAAGAAGATGATTTAGAATGTGTGTCGTATATCTATAAAGATGCTGGAGAAAGAAAAAGAAATAGACCGGAAAGTGGATATTTTGTTTCCGATCAATTAATAGAGAAGTATAATTTAAGAAACTTGGAAAAAAGAATATATGAAGCTGTAGATCATTATGTTAGACTTACTCAATGGTCAGCATTGAATTCTTCTCCCATATTAAACTCTATAGATAATGCAACTTTTGAAATAAAAAATTCATGGATCAATATTGCAGAAAAGGGAGTATTTCATGACTATCATGTACATCCACAGTATACAATATCCGGGGTTTACTATTTCAGAGTAAATGCGGATCAAGGTGGGATACAATTCAGAAACCCTAATATTATGTTGGAAAATTGTCATTTTCCGGAAGGCCCAAGAACCCCACAATCAATAGAAATTATTCCTAGAGATGGAGATATAATACTATTTCCTGCTTGGTTAGCTCATAGTACAGTTAAAAATACTACTGATGAGGATAGAGTCAGTGTTGCTTTTAATATCGATTTAGTGAACCAAAACCAAAAGTAATATTTTCAAATTTTCTAAGTTCTTCAGGAACATCTGGTAATTTATTATTCCTTTTAATTCCGCGTTCTTCTTGAATTTTTAAATTAATATCACAATCGTTTAGAATATAATTAATAGATAAACTAGTTCTGAGTCCCGTTGAAGGTAATTCTGCTCTGTGCCAAATACATGATGGGAAAAATACAATTTTTCCTTGTTTAAAAGGTATTCTGTATTTTTCTACAAATTCTGTTTCTCCTTTGTTAATATCTGGTTCATCATAGAAAACAGTATCTCCATCATATCCACCAACATAATATATCATAGTCCAAATGTTAGGTACTTCCCAATCTTGATGAACCGATAAGAAAGAATCTGATGGAATAGTACCATTTATATGAACTCGATGTACTTGTTCTATAACAGCATCTTTAATAATAGAATTTAATCCCTCTCTACGCCACATCTCATTAAATGTTCTACCAATATTTGCGATATCATTTATAAATGGTTTTTCTCCAGGTCTACTTATCCATATTGCGAAAAATTTTTCAATATCATTGGGGGAACCTCTTAATCCATATTTCCACCTATCGGAATTTAAAATCATTTCATCCCAATATTCCTGCATCCATGTAGGGATAAGATTTTCTACTTCAAATATATAATCCTTATTAAATTTCATCTTTATCTACACCTATATTAAAAACCATAGTAATTCTTTCATCATTTATATCTATATTATTTTTTGGAACTCTATGAATAGCCCAAGAATCCCACATTAAAAACATTCCTTCATGTGGATGTATTGTTACAGTTCCATCCTCTTCGTAATTAAAAATATTTTCTTCTTTTACCTTTTTCTCAAATACGGTATTAAAAATAGAATCTTTTGTTCCTTTAAATTGTATTGGTGAAGATCCTTTTGGTACTTGTAGATAAATTAATCCCGAATATATTGCACCAGGGTGAGAATGTGCATCGTGTTTGTCACCGAACTTCATGGAACTTGTAAAAATAGAAGTCCACAATTTATAGGAAGGTTTTAAATTATATCCCGAATTCTCGTATAAAATTTTACTCTTTTCTAAAAGAATATCAACAAAAAACTTTAATTCTGGTAGTTTCGATAGACCCTCATCTAAAGAATATGTATTTTTATATCCCCATTCATTAGTTAACAGAGAGTCATCTTTTAATATTTTTTTTGAAATAGGTAAAAGTTTATCCGACAAACTTTTGTTATTTTCATAATAAAAAGATAACGAAAATAAATCAAAAAAATGATGCATAGTTACTGATAAGTATCTTTAATTTCTTTTATAGTTGTATAGAAATTACTTTCCTTTGCTTGATCACCAAGTAATCCATTATCTATATCGTGATACAACATATCAAGTTGTTCTTTTATTTCTGGATAATGTCTAACCCTTTCTCTCTTTCCTGCGGCTGCATTATATTCCTCCATGTACTCATCGTATTTTGCCTTTACTTCTTCAAACGATGGAGCACCTGCTTCCTCAGCACTAACTATATTTAATGGTTCCCCAGTCCATTTATCAATTCCCATCCTTTCAGGTGGAGGATTTATTATAGCCCACTTTAATTCTTTATATTCTTCTTCAGTTTCAAAAGTGGAACATCCGCTCCAATCATAACCAGAATCTTTAATCAATTCATTAAGAGCATGACCCATTGCTGGAATTCTTAACGAATCAAACTTTAAAGCAGGATCCAATGCCATCTTTACTTACTCCTATATTCTAGTATTTATCTATTTAATACCTAGTTAGATTATTTGGATTTATGGAAGCAGTATCCATTTCCCAAATTTCTAATTGATTATTATTCCAACCATTTCTTCTAAGATCAGTATCTATAGAACAATTAATTCTTGTTGGTCCATTCCAATTTGCATGATAAATTCTGAAAGCATGTTGTTCAGTATTATTAATTGCTGGAGCCCAATAATGACAAATAACACCCCAATATAAATCTCCAACATCATTTTCTAGTGTTGCATGGTGTCCTTGATCGAGAATTCTATTCCAACCAGTAGATGGAGTCCAACGGTATAAAGCTGCTCCGGTTCCTTGAGCTCCACCGCCTTGATCATCTGCAATTGTCCACCAAGTAACTTTATACCAATTACTTGCTTTTTCTGGAACTCCCATATTAATTTCAAGGTTTGCGGGAAGTTGCCAACCAGCACCTAAACCAGTTCCACTATTATGATTTACTCCACTAGATGAAGTAAACGCTACTTTTACAATTCCTGGAATATAATTTTGTGAAGGTCCAGTTGGATATTGTATTCCGTTTCCTGTTATAGTTATTGCCATAATTTTTTCCTCAAAATCTACTAAGGTTGCCTGTGTTAATTAAATCTCCATCTATTTCATAGATTTCAAACATATTATTGTTCCATCCATTTCTTCTGAGATCTGCACCGATAGAACAATTAATTCTCATAGCAACGTCTGGATGTCTTCTACAATACAATCTAAATGCATGTTGTTCTGTTGCATTTAATACTGGGACATACCATATTCCATGAGTACTAGTATAAAAATCTCCACAGTTATTATCATAATGAGCGTGCCAACCTTGGTCAAGGATTCTGTTCCATCCAGTAGATGGTGTCCATCTCCATAAAGCCATACCAACACCACCATTTGCACCACCCCAATCATCAGAACATGAGTAAAAAGAAACTCTATACCAATTATTTGATCGAGTTGGAACTCCCATATTCAGTTCAGTTCCATTAATAAAATCCCAGTTACCAGATTGAATAGATTGATCTGTCGTTGTTGCAGAACAACTATTGTATTTAATAAATCCAGATGGAACCGATTGGACGGAACCATTATTAAATGTTATGCTATTTGGACCTATCGTTACTGGCATGAATTAATACCTCGACATTGTTCCGCTTGTATGTATACCATCACCATCTATTTCCCATACTTCAAAAATATTATTAATCCAACCATTTCTCAATAAATCATTACCAATACCACAATTAATTCTTACATTACTTGTTCCATAATAATTTGTAACATAAATTCTGAAATAGTGTTCTTGAGTTGGGAATGATTGGTGTACCGGCACATATCCAAAAATCATTGGGTTTCTATACCAATCAGCCATATTATTATCATAAGATGCATGTCTTCCCATATCCAAAACTCTATTCCATCCACTACTTACAGTATATCTCCAAATAGAAAAACCAATTCCTCCATAGTTTCCATCCCAATCATCAACAATTGTTTGATAACAACATCTATACCAATTAGTTGATTTGGTTGGAACTCCCATATTAATTTCAGTTCCATTAACAAAAGTGTGGCTAGCACCACCAGTTGTTTGGTTGATGGTGCTAGCACTAGTAGATCTTATTTTAATTACTGGACTACATCTTGTTTGGGTTGGATTGGACTCGGAACCATAAGGGTTATAAGCAATATTGGAATATTTTATTCCAGTCCCAGCAATTGATACTGGCATTTAATTAACCTCCTTTTTTCAAATTTTCTATCGCAGATTTCAATTCATCGATTTGTGTTTGTTGTTCTTTAATTGCCTCAACGAGAAGAGCGGTTAAATTTTGATATGCAACCGACTTCATAGATTCTTTACCTTCATCAATAGAACCTGGCGCAGGAGCATCTAGTTCATAAACAAGATCTGGAACTACTAATTCTACTTCTTGTGCAATAAATCCAAGTTGGTGGTCACCACTATCAATTCTGTCAAATTCAACACCACGTAGCTTGAGCGTCTTTTCAAGTGCATTTTCAATCGTGAAGATGTTTTTCTTAAGTCTAATATCAGAGTTAAATGTACCAGTTCCAGCAAAGGTTACATTACCACCAGAACTCATTGTCATTCTGTTGTTTCCAGCAGAATCTCTTACAATAAATTCATTACTGTATTGTAAGTATAGATTACTTGAGTGGAATTGAATCTTACCTGCCTTTTCACCAGTCCAGCTTCCATAGTTTCCATTAATATCACCACCAGCACCAATATTAAGAGAGTTGGTTACGCCAGCAAATGTAACGGATCCAGTAAATGTTGGAGTTGTTGTAAGGTTGAATGCAGATCCATTACCAATCAGAATTGCACCATTTGCTGGTAGACCTGTTTGGCCAGTACCACCTCTAGCAATAGGAATTGTTCCAGTGTGGTTGGCAGAGTTTAGATAATATGCACCGTTTTGAGTACCTAGAGTTGAAGCATCAACGTCACCTGTATTGGAATTCTTAATGCTTACCGCACCATCAGTGCCGATTTCGAATGTAGAAGTTTTAAACTTAGCAACACCAGTTGTGGAGAAAAGATCTAGTGTAGAAGCAACTCTATTGGCAGTAATTGTAACTGCTCCATAATGAGTTGCAAATCCAACACCAAAGTCAGAACTTGAAGCAGTAATGCCAAATGGAGTTGTAGATGCAATTCCAACACTTGTAACAACCTTTCTATAAGATGAGTTACCACTTAGGAATGTATCCGAGTTTGCACTACCGGAACCGAGTCTGGAAGGAGAAACTGTACCACTAACAATGTTAGCAGCATCAATATCCGCACTAGCAAGTAGTGACCAGTTATCTGGATCAACGGAAGAAGTATTAACTGTATTCTGATATCTTACATTCTGTTTGGTGAATGTAATGGTTCCAGATCCTGTTTGTGCAATACCAACTGCGTTAAAAGTAACTCCACTAGCAGAAGAAGTTGCATCAGTTTGAGTTAAGTGTAACGTAAATCCATTCTGAACTACGGAACCAATATAATAGAAAGCACCAGTATCAACTCCAACTGGAGTATTTCCAGTAACTCGTACAGGATCACCAGTTGTAAATCCGTGATTTACAAAGTGAATTGTATCTTTGGTAGTTGAAACACCACATCTTATGAGAGAATGAGTTCCAATTCCACTACCAGATAAATCCTGTCTAGAAACTAGTGAATATGTGGAGTGAAGTTCAACAGAAGAAAGACCAACTCTCTTAACATAATATGTTGTATTTTCAATTAGACCAGTGATGTTTGTTCCGCCATTTGTTGTATACTTAATGGCATCTCCATCCTGGAATGTATGACCAATACCAACAACAATTCTATCATTCGGGAAGTCAACATCTCCACCAGTTTCAATTGTTGTTGGGTCAATATCATATGAAACATCGAGATTTAATGTTGTGGAAATTCCAACCGCGTTTCCATCTGCGATATAGTCGGCAAGAGCTACGCTACCAGCAAACTTCTGATTATTTGTGAGCCTGAGATAGAGTCGTGTTTCAACATTGTTGACCTGAACCGTAAAGGCACCTCCACCACTTCTACCTCCAAGATTTGCATCAAGAGCGGTGAGAACATCTCCACTTTGATAGTAACGACCACCAGTTTTGATATCAACGTTGGTAACGGTTCCAGACCCGCCTACAGTAACCTCAGCAAGCGCAGAAGTACCAATACCTGTAGAAGATTGTAAGAAACAAGTGTAAATTCCTGGTGTAGTGTAACCGGATCCACCATTTTGGATTGGTGCTCCTAGTAGAACACCCTTAACTAATCCACTATTACCATACCCAACATAATTAAAGATTGTTGTTCCGATTCCAACTCCTGTAGGTGGTGCGGTGACAACACCAATTGCACTTGCAGCAAGAGCACTAATAACGGAATCTCCATTATTGAATGCGTAATCTCTGGCGTCATCATCAAGAATTAGGTATTGACCTACAACATCTTGAATGAGAACGTATGAGAGTTCTGGTTCAACAATAGTGTCACCATTTCTAATATCAATTGCAGGGATTTCGTTTACAAGAACTGTTCTACCAGTAGAAACATTTGTTTTTGTATAGTTAACGACTTTTGGAGGAATTAGATCACCATTAATTTGTCCAGAAGAGTTCAACTGAACAACAGCGTTTGGAACTGCGTTTTGTGATACGGTTTTATCAATGAATGTTCCAAGTCGGTTAGACATGAAACTTCTAACAGCTAACTGAGTTGAAACTCTCTTATTGAGTGGTCCTCCTAGTTCACCCTCACCGAGGTTGGTATCAGTTGAGAATTCCTCAACAGCAACACCACCAGATAGTGATAGACGAATGGAATCAAGTTCACCAATCGATACTTTATTGTTAAAGACGATGTTACCTGTTCTGTTGAAAGCAGTAATCTGAGAACCAATCTTAAAGTCACCCAGTTCGTTAGTACCAGAAGCATATACACGACCACCAAGTTCAGAAACCTGTTCAGATGATGGATCACCTTTACCGCCATTTTGTGGTAGAGCATTATAATCTGTTCCAGAACCAGAGAATTCCCAAGTGTGTGAAGATGAGTTTACAATAGATGGTCTATGTAGATTGCACTTATAAGCAACAGGAAGATTACCAATACCCTGAATGACGTTTCCAGTTGTTGTAGAATCAACCTTAAACTCAATTGTTCTGAAGGTAGTAATTCCAGCAACTTGTGTAACTCCAACTGCAATAGGTGATGGACCATGATCTACAATGTTACCACCAGTTGTTGAGAAGAAATATCTAGATCCACCGACTTCTTCAACGGAAACAATCAGAGATCTTGAAGAACTGTGATAAGTAAGTGCAAATCCAGTAGCAGTTCCTCCACTTACGGACTGAGTAATCTCTTGACCAGAATTAAAGATTGCAGTAGATCCTACTCCAGCGAGAGTTAATCTCTGATATTGTGAGTGAGAATCAATGATTTCTTCAACAATAAACTCTTGATTATTCTTCTGGAATGTGTTGATACCTACTGGTGCAGATCTTAGATCAGTAGGTCTTCTGAATGAATCATCTTCAAAGAGTTTGAATGTTGATGCGGAAATGTACTGAACATAATAAGTATTACCATTTACCAAACCATTAATAACAATTGGTGGTTCTGATTGTTCATTTCCAATATAGACAATACTGTCTCCATCTACAAATGGGTGTCCAGCAATGGTTATGACATCGGTATTTGTATTGACTCCTACTGATGGGTTTACTGTTGCTTCTACAACGAGTGGTTTAAAGAGGCTAGTTCTATCAACATTATTATTATCCAAGAATCTAAGAACGTATAGATCCTGTTCCGTTCTACCAACACCAATAACCTTAAGTGTCTGTAGACCACCGGAAGTACCAGTTGCAGCAACACGTCCTCTATCAAAAGCGAATGCATTTGGTGAGAATCCAGTAGCTCTTAGAGCAACGGAACCGAAGTTAGTTGCGGAGTTGGTGATCGAGAGGTAACCACCAGATTGTGAAAGTGATCCGTAACGGCAGAAGATCTGGAAGCAAGAAACAACCTGTGCGTAACCATCGTTAATCGTTCTCCAACCAATACCGTCAAAGGAGATCATGGTAAAGGTTGCAGCAACCATTGACTTACCAAACTCTGGGATATCTCCAACTGGAGGATTCTCAGCTAGAAGTTGTACTGCAGGAACGTTTGGAGAAATAACCTTATCACCATCAACAAGGATACCATTACCACCAAGGCTGGAAAGAATAGTACAGTTTTGGATGTATGGTGACTTAAAGATTTGTGGTTTACTGAGAACTGCAGTTCCACCAACACCAGCAACGTAGTAATGTGGAATATCCGCTTTCTTTTCACCACGAATAGAGAATGTGGTTGTAGAAGCCGCAGAGATAATACCGAAATCTCTTACACCACTTTGGTGTTGATCTGGATAGAACTGAATCTTCTGAATTGTTGGTACTTTTTCTACAACTGGAACTTTCTTAGCAGTACCACCACTTACGTACAGATGTGCAATTGTAGAAACGCCAACATTAACCGTAAATGTGGTTGAGTTGTCTACACCAGAAACTCTAAATGTGTATCCGTAAGGACTTGTTCCATCTGGGAAGATAGTAGTAGTTACTCCAGCATGTTCTGAAGCACAAGTAAATGCAAGTCCAGTTAGAGTTACATAATCACCTGCAGTTAATCCATGATTGGAAGCAACTACACAAGTAGCAACACCAGTTGATTCAGTGTAGATGAAAGTTGAAACTCCAACTTCCCCATAACCTTCATAAACATGAGGAATTGTTGAAATACCAGCATTAAATGTGAAACTATTTGTTGTTACTCCAGTAACTGTAAATGTATATCCATCAACATTAAAGGAGTTGATAGTTCCATCTGGGAATAGTGTTGTGGTTACGCCAGTGTGTTCTACGGAACAAGAGAATGGAAGATCCCTTAGAGTAATCTTATCATTTACTTGGTATCCATGAGCTTCTCTTGTTGTTGCTGTGGAAACACCTGTAGTGTTTGTATATGTAAAGGTACTGATACCTAATTTTTGCCATCCAACATAAGTGTGAGGAATTGTACTAATTCCGCCTTGAATTGTAATGGTCTTAGCTGCAGTATTAACTCCAATAATTGGATAAATTGCACCATATCCCTGAGTATCTAATCCATCGTATGGGAAGATGGTTGTGGTCACTCCAGCATGTTCTGAAGTACATGCGAATGGGAAGTTATAGAGGAATAGTTTCTCGCCAATTACATAAGTTCCACCATTTTCATTTCTATTTGGTGCAGAACGAAGAGTAAGTGTAGAAACACCAACTACATTATTATATCTAATACTTGCGATACCAGTTTCATCATATCCACAAGTCCAACCAAGTCCAGTAAGCCTTACTGTATTTCCTGGATATAACTCATGTGGTTCTGCAGAAGTAATAGTTGTAACTCCTGTAGCACCATCATAAGTAGCGTTAATAATATTGATAGTATTAGTTGCTGCGTAGCCAGTTCTGTTTAACGAAGTATTGAATGGTTCGTCAAAAGAAATTGTATAGTTCCAAGTATGCTGTGGAATTTTTGTATTTGAATCAATATAATCAGTAAATGTTAATCCAGTAATATAGTTACCGTTTCTTACTTTAAAGAAGTCAATACCTGCATTTAATGGTCTTACAACGACGTTTCTTAATGAATCTGCAATAATATTAACGTTATCATAGAGAATAATTGGGTTATCCTCAATATAATCTCCGGATTCTACAAGAATTGTTGCACCAGTATTGAAGAAATATCCTAGGAAAGATGCAATCTGAGCAGCCTTCTTAATTGTCTTTACTGGTTTTGTTCTTCCGTCGTTATCGTCGTCACCAGTAGCTTGAGATACTCTTACAAGTACTTGTGAACCTGATCCACCACCACCAGTGGCAAATCCAATGTTACCCTGACCATCAGTAATAAGAACTTGACCATCCAAACCATCTTGAGTTGGGAAGGTTAAACCATTAATTGTAGCAATACCTACTACTTCTAAGTTTTTAAATGAACCCTGTTCAATATTAATCTTACTACCATCATTTTGAATTCTCTGAATTGTTACTAATTCATTGAGTGGAATATCGTATTCACTTACTGAACTATATCCAACAGTAATTGCTGGAGAATTATTTGTAACGGTTGAAACTGCAACATTAGTTCCAGAAGAAAGTCCAACAGCAAAAGTATTTCCTACACCAATTAAGAAAGCCGGAGTTACGGGGAAAGTTGGATTACTGAATAAAACTTGTCGTCCAATTGTTAATCCTATACCAATTGGTGATTCAAGAACAACAGCGGCCGAATCTGTTCTAATTGTACTAATGGAAACACTAGCTCCCAAAGTAATATTAGCTGTACTTGCAGATCCAACTGGAATTAATACTGAGTTTGAATTTACACCAACAATAGGAGCATTATTAATGTATAATCCACCAAAATCACTAACACTAATTGAATTTCCTATAGAAACTCCTGTAGTTGATGTTATTGGAATGATTGTTACACCGATTCCAACTCCGGATGCTAAAGTAGTATCAATAAATGTAGAATTATAAGCAGGTCTTGTTGCGGTTGTTAATCCTACAATTCTTGCATTTACAATACCACCATCTCTTGCTCCATCTAAAATAGTACTTAATGAACTTCCAATAGAAACGCTACCAGTATCTCCAATAGCTACAATAGTAGCTCCAATACTTGCAATTGCAGTTACCGAAGTAAATGTAAGATCCACATCAACTATTGGTAAAGCTACTGTAGTAAATCCGATAATTGGAATATTTGTTCCAACTCCAGAAATACTTAATGAATTACCAATAGAAACTCCGGCAGTACTTGCAACCGAAATAATAGTAGATCCAATACTTACAGATGTAGAAATGGTTGTATGTAAGAAATCGGAATTAAATGATATCGCTACAGAACTTTGACCAAATCCTGTAATTACTACATTACTAAAATATGTACCAATACTTACGAAATCGCCAACATTAACACCTTCAGTTGAAGCTACAGCTACAATAGTATTACCGATTCCGGAAGGTTCTGTTACATAAGTATCTAAAGTAAATGTAGTGGTTCCATATCCAGTTACATTTAAATTATTAAATGTAGCTGTAGTGCCTCTAGTAGTTACTAAAGTAGAAATTCCAGTTATTAATTGATTGCCATTAACGATAAATGCTGTATTTCCATATCCAATTCTAACATCCCAGGAAGACATACTGGAAGTGGAACTCATTCCACTTGTTACAATTCCAGCAAATGTTGCAATACCTGCAACATTTAAATTACCTGTAAGTCCAGTTTGATATTCTGGATCCGTATTAAATCCAACTTGAAGTGTCTCAGGAAACTCAGCTTTTCTAATATTCGCAAAATCTTTTCTAGCTAATTCAATACCACCAACAGTACTTCCATCATGAGCTATTAATGTCTTTTTGTCGGTGTCATAAGTAACTTCTGCAAGTGCTCCAGTAAAAACTGCGTGTTGAGCTGTAGTACCTCTTCTTATCTGTACCTGTTTAGTCATGGAAATACTTAATGACGGTTTATCTTCTTCATTTATTTATACTTTAAATGATAGTAACATAAGTTCTTGGTATCTGGAATGGATTATTAATAGTTGTAGAAGAAATTTCTTGAATATAAACTGTTCCAATTCCAATGTAAGTTGATTTAGTTGTAGATTCAAATCCACTGGATAGTGCAAATAGTGTGCCTGTAGATTGAGTTATAATTGCAATACTTTCACTACCGATACCAGAAAGATTAAAGGTTCCACCGCCAATCTTAGATGGTATAAAGATAATATTTGGATATAGAAGTTCACCGGAAAGTGTAATAAGTCCACTTCCAACATTAGTATATGTCTTAAATATTGCAGTTTCTGCAGAACCAGTAAAGGTTGCAAGATTTATACCAACGTAAGTGTATTCTTGTTCTAGTTTTGTGGAAGAAGATCCACTGATATTAATTAGAACTACGTTTTCTGGAGTTTTACTGGCTAACGCATTCTGAGAGGAAGAACCTACAAATATAGTTCCAATTCCAACAGAAACTTTGGATACTGATGTATTGGAAATTGCAGAAATTGTAAACAGTTGTGTATTTGTATAATTTGCAGAGAATGCAACTATTGATTCAGATGCGGCAAATGATATAGTTCCGAAACTAAAGTATGTTTCAAGAGCAGTTTCTCTTGTGTCTGCATTTCCATTGATATTAAATAGAACTACATCTTCTGGTGGATTTGCAACGAAACTTACCTTGGCGGAATCTAGGTAATCCGATGTAACATCAACCGAATCACAAGTATCATAAATTTCGTCAGAAGTATACTTGACAAATCTGAATGTTCCTCTTGATGGATATTGTGGTGAGAATCTTACACCTACTGAACCGTTAATATTAATTGATCCAGAACCATCATAATCCTTAACAAGTTTCTCATCAGTTGCAGCACCAGAAAACTCATATAGAACAGTTTGTTCTGGAGTTTGTGCAATGAATGATTCTTGAGCGGTTCCAGAAACGATTATGTTGGCTGTTTGTTCTGGAGTTTGTGCAGAATATGCTTCTGAAGCTCCAGATAAAGTAAATAATGTTCCAGATCCAGAATAAGATTCTACTTCACGTTCTATGAGCGACTCAGAAACAAATATCGTTCCAGTACCAAAGTAAGATTCAGTATTTTTCTCAATAATAGGAGCGGTTTGTTGAGAAATGGTAATTAAACCACCAGTAACATAACCTTGATATACTGCAATTTCTCTATTGGAAGAAATTCCGGAGAATGTTAGAGTTCCAGTTCCAATATAAGTTGTTTCAGCAAAGCTCTCTGCACCAATTCCACTAATGAATATTGTGCCTCTAGCATTATATGGAAGTGTGGCTCTGTATAATGTTAATCCTCTATCATCATTGATTCGGATAGTTCCAATACCAGAACTTGGGTCTGTAATGAGCGCATTTCTTGGATATATTGGAGAATAATAATTTGTTAGAGCAACTCCAGTAGATATATTAATCGATACTGGTTCAGTAATATAAGTTGTTCTCGTATAACTCCAAGATCTACCAACAGATGGACCTCCAGGATAAGCTTCTGTATCTTGTGGACTGAATCCATTAACAATAAAGATCGATCCAACTCCTCTGGAAGTTCTCTGAGCGGAATCATCAACAACGCCAGAAATCTGAATTCCTGTTGTACCAATACCAATATTCTTCTCAATACCATAATGTGGAGTATAATCAATTTGAGGATGAACGAGTTCTCCCGAGAAGGTGAATAGATAATTATCTTCTGGTGGGTTTGCACCAAAGGATTCTATAGCATTACCAAGAATATTAATTGTTCCACCAATAAACCCAGTTCCAATTCCAGAGGTTGGAATGAAGACCGTTCTAGATTCGAGACCGCTATCGGAAAGAATAATGGTCTCAATACCGACATAAGACCTTGTTCTAGCAAGTACAGCTGCAACTGTCTCTGCTTGTTGATCTAGGAATATTGTTCCAAAACCAACATATACATCAGTTTCGGAATATAATGCATCTCCACAGAGATTAATAGTTCCACCGCGTCTGCGATCAACACCAAACGCATCAGTTTCACTGTAAGTTGCAGATCCTGTTATATTGATTATTCCAGAACCATCTGGTGATGGAGTATAATCAACTTCTGGATATACTAATGTAGTTCCAGATATCGTTAATGTTCCAAATGGATTGATAATATCTGCACTAGAAGTTACTGATCCATAATCATCAGATTCTCCAGTTTGATTTACAAATCCAAAATCATCAGCGGATTCTGTTGGATCAGTAGTTATTAAACCATAATCTGGTGTGACATTTGATAATGTAGAACTTTCATTATATGAGTACGTTCTCGACTTCAATCCAATTTCAGAAATAGTGATATCATCTATTCCTTCAGTTAAATTAGATAATACAAATGCATTATCTGCAGAACCATTGATTTGAATATTTCCAGAACCTCTTATGGCTGGAGTGTAATCAATGTTTGGTGGATTTAACTCGCCGGAAATTGTGAATAGTGCCGTATTCTCTTGACCATATCCAATAATAATATTTCCAGAAGTTCCGGATAATTGTAACGATCCAAACGGAATTAAACTTTCTGATGCACCAAAACCAACAATGATGCCATCATCATCACCATAATCTACTACTTGTCCATAAATTTCAGATATAGATCCGTAATCATCATTTTCTGTAGCAACAACAGAAATAGATCCAGAATCTTCATTGACAAATACTACAATAGAATCTTCATTATAATCATAAGCAACGGATTCTATCTTTTCACCAAATGTTAATAATGATCCGCCAATATCATCCGGACTATAGGTTAACTTAACTACCGCTTCCCCATATATGTTGTAATTTTCAAAAATTACAGAAGCAGAACCAGATAAAGTAAGTTTTCCAAATGGTATTAGAGTATCAGCTTGATCTATTTCGCCATAAGATTCTTGTTCATCTAATAGATTGATAATTAATCCATAGTCATCAATTTCACTAACAGGTGCAGAAATTAATCCATAATTTTCAGGAATCAATTCATTTATAGAATTTTCATTGTAATCATAAGTAATAGATTCTTGTTTTTCACCAAAGCTGAATAGTGAACCATTTCCTACTTCAGAATAGACAACTGGTTCTATTCCAGAGGTTCCAGATATTACAAATAGTGTCGTTGATTCTGGATATTGAGTTACAAACTTAAGGTCACTGGATGATCCAGAAATTGTTATGATCTGAGGGGAAGCTACATAAGATTCCGTATTCTTCTCTATAGATTCTCCAGATATGGAGAATTGTCCATATGGATATACATCTTCTGTAATATTTGGATCAATTAATGTTCCATAATTATCCGACTGCGAAGCTATTTCGGAGATTAAACCATAAGAATCTTCACTGGTGTAAACACCGTTTACTTGACCATAATCAGTATCAGAAACAAATAATATTGAATCTATGTTATAATCATAGACAACGTATTCTATTCTTTCGCCAAAACTAAATAGAGTTCCTTCTGTATTGTCTGGGCTATAGACAACACTATAATCTCCATGTGCAGAGAAGTTCTTATTAATCCATTCTGTATTTGCAGATCCATTTAAATTGAAGGATCCAAATGGAATAGCATCGGAAATAATATCCAGATTTCCATATTCCTCTATTCCTGTTACAAAATCAGTAATTAATCCAAGATCTTCAATTTCTGTTACTGATGATGTTATTGAACCGGAATCTTCTATTATGAATGATACTATAGAATTTTCATTATAAACATAACTAAAGGATTCTAACTTCTCACTAAAGCTAAACAGAGTTCCCTCTGTATTGTCTGGGCTATAAACAACTCTATACTGACCCTCAGATGAGAAGTTCTTGTTAATCCATTCTGTATTTGCAGAACCATTTAAATTGAATGATCCAAATGGATTATTATTTCCTGTGATATCAATTTCCTCATAATCAATAAATTCGGTTATTACTTCATCAAGTAAACCACTATCTTCTATTGATCCAACTGCGTCAAGGATTGATCCACTATCTTCGGATACGAAAATATTAGATGAATCAATATTATAACTGTAAATAACTCTTTCAGATTTTTCTCCAAAATTAAGTAGAGAAACTACGTTTTCTGGAGGATTGTATGTTACTCTATACTCACCACTTGCATTGTAGGTTCTTATATCTGGCGGTTGAACTACAAATGCAGATCCATTAAGATTTAGAGACCCAAAAGGAGTATTAGTAGAATTAGATATAATTAAATCATAATCTTCATTACCTTGCGAAACCTCAGCAGAAATATCTCCATAATTTTCTGATTGAGTTGGAATACTCGATATGGATTCATAGTCATCGGATTGTATAGTTACAATAGCACTATCATTGTAATCATATGAAACCCTTTCTATTGATGTAATAGAAGTTATTATATTAACTGCATCTTCTGGAGTATTTGATATAAAGTATTCAACTGCAGTTCCCGAGAATACAATATTGGGTTTTGGTTCCTCCGAATCGAAAGTTAAATTGTCGTTATCAAAAGTAGATTGTGTAGAGTTAAAATTGGATTCAAAGATTCTTGGATTTATTGGCGGTATGTATGATGCAGATTCTTTAGAATTTTCAAATAAAGTTATTAGTGTTGTTAATTTTGGTGCAGAACTTATAAACTTAAAGGATGCAAGTCCACCAATTAAAAATGTTTCTATTGAATCCGAATTATAATCGTATGATACCTTCTCTACTAATGATCCGTTTGTTTGTATATTAGAAACTTCTGAAATTTGTTTTGAAATTAGATATTCAGATGCACTTCCAGTTAACTGAATATCTAATTTGGTTCTAGGAGCGTAGTATAAAATACTGTCTAATGTAGTTCCAAATAAATTTAAAGTTAGTGAACTACTAACATAACTTTTTATATTATATTCTGAACTCAGACCAGATGAAAAGTTAAGTTCTCCTACTAAAGAAAATCCAGGAGAAGATGTTAAACTATATCTGTATGATTTTTTTTCTGCGTATTCTAATCCAGATACTATTGCGAGTGGGCCTCCGACAACACCACCACCCCAAATTTCTGGATCGGGTTGTTTGCAATCAGCGTTATATGAAAAAATATTATTGGAGCTCATAACTGACCTCCACCGGAAACATCGGGTATTACTTTTCTTTCTAGATCACTACAAACCTGGAAAATAATACTAAACCCAACCCAACGAAGTATAATTCCGTGAAGAACGATTGATCTATTATTAAGATCAATATATCTTTCAAAGAGGGATACTTTCTTAACGTATTTTGTCTTGTTACTACTTACTTTTATACGTCCAAAAGGAACAAGAGTTTCTTTACAATCGACAAGATAAAAATCTTCAGAGTGATTTATTTCCTCAGGCAAATCGCCAAAATCTTCCACAACCCAAGAAGAACTGGATAAGATTCCAAAATCTTCTTGGGTATACTCATTAATAGTAGATGAATTATACTCGTAAATATTCATCCTATCACGACAATGAAAGACCTTCTAACAAAAAAGGGGATTGCATTTACCACAATCCCCAAAAGTTCAATAATATATTTATTTATGTATCAGTCAAGAGCTACGTTAAGAGTAATCTTGATTTGGTCTCCGTTGTTCTGAATGCTGTAAGGACCATTTGTGAATCTTTCAGCATACATAATTGAACTATAAAGAGTCGCGGTATTAAGTCCAACAGTTGCATTCATTGTTGGAGAAAGAGCAGGAGTTGTATAGAACTCATTTGCATTAGGAACGCTAAAGACAGTATATGTTCCAGATGCAGTGGTAGTATTTCCTGTTCCAGCAGCGATGTAAAGAACATCTCCAGCTACTAGTTGGTGTCCTGTTGCACTGATCTTACCGAAACTAAAGGTAACACTTGGGTCTGTAGCAACCTGAATGTTATCGATAAGAGCTTTATCAAGATATACAACTTTTAGAGCTCTATCAATACCAATAACTTGAGTTCCTGTTTGAATTCCAGCATTACCACCAACAATCATTCCTAGAGTCAAATCATCAACGCTTTGATCTGGGTCAATTGTAATGTATTGGTTTCCAACAACACCAATCACTGGATCAGTGTTATCTCCTTTGGATACTGTAGTTCCGACGCCTACAGAAGCAAAGTGTTGAACACCTTGAACTGAAACTGGCATATTATTTGCACGGGTTACATAGTAACCATAAACATCACCAGCGTCTCCAGTAAATGTAAATGTTTGTTCTGGATAAGTAGCAGTGGTTCCAGAACCTACATTATTGATTCTCCAACGAGATCCATTGAGGAGAATACCTGTTTGTGATGTGTAACTCTGATCTGTTCTATTATTTACGCAATATGGATAACCGGTTGATGGTGCATATCCATAAGCGTTAGTATTACCAACTCCATATGGTTCAAAATAAGCGGTAGGGGAAGGAACATCCGATTCCGCTGGAGTCGTGTTACTAGTGAAGAGTTTGAGAACTAGGTTTCTTGGAGATTGATCAGCTAAAGATGCAGTATGATTATTCTGAGCAATCAAATACCTTAGTGACTCAATTTCTCCAATATTAGGGACTAACAGTGCCATTTAAACAACTCCGTACTACTTGGTGACGTTTTGATAACTATCTTTATTTATAATTTTAATTTTAAAGAGATTAAAAATCGATTTATGTTATTGACTGCAATAACATCAAAAGTCAAGATATCACCAGCAACAATAGAAGTATCCCAATTATTTAGGTTATCATCTCTAATTTTTCTAGAGTTTGTCATTTGGGGATATACTCCACCAACAATAGAAGTAAATGTAGGAAAATCCGAATAATTGGATTTTTTAATATCCAAAGTCAAATCTCCTTGTTGATCAGAAAGAATTGTTAAAGATTCTATAATTCCACTTACATCCAAGGTAACTGATCCTTTATTTCCAGAAAGCATTGCAATAGATCCACTATCAATTACATAATTAATAGTTCTAGTTAAATCTGCAGTTGTCGCAAGAGCTATGATGAAAACATCATCACCGGGATTTGGAGGAACCGTAAAAATTATATTATCAGTAGAAGTAGTGTAATCTTCTACTGGCTCTAAAACAAGATTATTTTTAACAACTATAAGTTGTTGGTCATTAATAGGGACATATGCATTTCCCCCTGTTGATAATCCAAAAGTTTGTGCAATTCCAGTGAATTGTGAATTTATATTATCAAGAATAATATTTCCATATTGAATGGATTTAGTGGGAATTTCATAATCTACCCCAATCCTATACGGACCAGGTTCATTTAACGTTACTATGTAATCTGACATTATGATACCCCCGGAGTTACCAGAACATTTCCTTGAACAGCTCTGGTTCTGTAAGAATTAGGAGAAATAAGAATAACATCATAAACATAACGACCACCTTCAATTGCATCTGTTGCAGTGTATCCCATAGAAACCGCAATTTTTCCATTCAATCTATCTACAAAAGTGAGAGTTAATGGATATGCAGTAGAAGATGATGGATGTTTTCTAATTGAAGAAATTCCAGTATATCCTGTCAAATTTAATGGTGCATTATTAGTATTCCTAATTGTAAAGGTGGCTTGAAAGTCAACCCCTTGTTCAAGAACTAAGTTTACATTCCTTGCCGCCATTATTAGAATCCGCTTTTAAGTATTTATGAATTGGAGTCCATTTTTTTAAGAAGCAATTTCATCATCTCTTTCATTTCATTCACATCAGATTTTAATTGTTCAATTTCATTAACTTTTTCATTCATTTCAGTTAATTTATTTACTTCATTCATTTTTATAGATTTCACCTCCAAGTATTTTTGATAGTCGGAATCAGAACAATTTAAAATAGCACTAGTTTTTTTATCTCGATATAATCCTTTGTTACCTTCTACTGGTATTAACATAATTTTTAAATAGTTGCAATAACTCTAAAATCTCTAATTTTTGGAACAAAAGCTGAATTAGTACCAGACATTAAGATCTTTATTTGGAATCCATTAAATTGTGGTAAATTTGATGCAGTAAATTCATATGACTTGTAATCAGTTTCTGATGTAGAATCACTTACTCTTCTATCTGGTCTTCCATTATTATTTGCTGGATCTATAATCTGTGCATTTGAATCCAAATTATCATATCCAGGGAATAATTGCCAAAGTTGAGTTGCTACAGGTGAATCTGGTCTAAAAATTCTATAACATACTCTAATGTCATTTGTTGAATGCTTAAAGGCATCAAAGAATACTTTCAAGTTATCCGCTGCTTTATCTAAAGTAACAATATTACTCAAATAAGTTGCCGCGGTTGGATCATCTATTAAAGAATTAACTCTTGGATCAGTTGCATAATTTTCTATTTTCGAATTAATTCGATTAGCCGTGGTAATTACATTAACTCTATCCAAATCAATCATCGGAGAAACTTTTTCATCTTCGGTACTCAATGTCAATTCCATTGTAAATGATTTTTTACCTGGGAAGTTGGATAAGTATGCATCTTCATTAATTTGAGAACAAATAATTCTTGGTGAATCAAATTCATTATTTGAATTTAAAGATACATCTACAAATCCTTGATCCAAGAATGATGTGAGATCACTATCTGGGGAAGATCCACTGAAAGTTCTTGCCTTTGCCGATATTGAAGTTTTTTGTGGTAGTAGTGTTTGGAAATTAGGTCTAATAGAAGTAAATGGTATATTTTGAGTTGCTTTTGGACCTTTTGGTGATCCCATTAATGGAACCGTATCATAAGATCCACAAGATTTATCTGCATTAAAATAGAGAGCAGGATATCCGAGACCATTTCCTGGAGTTCTATCAATACCTCTACTACTCATTCCAACTTTAATATAATAATGGTCTAGATCTGTTGGATAAGTTACTAAGTTTGTATCTGATATATTATGAGTTTTGTTTATTCTTCTTAAAGATACTCCATTTAATTCATATTTAAATACTGGGAATTCTAGATCATAAGCTCCAGAAATAGTATTGTCAATATTTCTAGTTATTCCAGTCAAACTATTAGTAGCAGTAACAACTCCTGTATATGAAATAACTTCACTATCAATTAAAATATATCCAGGATTCACTGAAGAAACAGGAACATTTTCAAAACTAGTAAATATTCCGACAGAACTTACCGCAATGTTACTTGTAGAAGTTGAACTGTATGTATTTTTTAATGTTTCTGGTCTTTGATCTGGTTCTATACCCGTAAGTGTTACCTTATCAACCAAGGAATACATTCCATGATTATTGTGACTGACTTTGAAGTGTAGTCCATCAGTAAGGTCATTAATAGTGGTTACAGATGCGCCAGAGAGAAGTGATGTTCCACTAGTTCCGACGTAATACAAACTATCAACCGAGTTTTGATTAAGGGTTCCCTGTACTCTATCTACTAATAAAGAATTAAAGGAAGAAATTACCCCCACAGTATTTGGAATAGTAAGAATTAAATTAGTTCCAAGTCCATCTGTTTGTGAATAATTAACTTCCAATGAATCACCATAAGCATATCCTGTTCCACCGATGGAAACTGTAGCCGCAATAGCAACTCCGTTTTCAACACTCAAATTAACCTTTGCTCCAAATCCAGAACCAGTTATAGAAACAATATCTACATTGGAATAAGTTTTGAAAGTTGTTGTAAATGCAATTCCTGGTGAAGTTACTAGTAGAGAATTTCCAATTCCTATAGATCCAACTATACTCTTTAGATTAGATCTAAAGGTTGGATTATTACTCTGCAATATTGGACTTCCAGGAGTTAATCCAGTAACTTCAGAAGAAGTTAAACTCTTACCTAAACCAATTAGGGTTGATTTGGAAATACAATCTAATGGATTTGGTCTTAACGTAACAATTTGATTATTACCAACATCCAATTTAGGATTATAGAATCTAACTGTAGAAGATCCGGTAACAAATTTTGCTCTGTAGAGAGTTAGTTTTAAATCTTCTAACTGACTTGGATCCCATGTTGCACCATTCTGAGATTTAAAGAGTGAACCCAATAGAGGTTGTTGAGCCACAACTATCTTTTGAGATTCTGGTAAATTTAATGTAGTCACATCCTCTTCGCCCATTCTGGAAATCCATACTGTATATTCATTAGAAGCAGAAAGTAATACAATAGCGTAAGAATTTCCACTTTCAAGATAAACTGGAGATGGGAAAGTAAATGTTGTTGGAGTTTTTCCATCAAGAGAAACATTTACATTTTCTGGATCTAAAACTACTTCTCCAAAAGGAATAATAGTTGTTGTAGGCAAACCAGTTTGCATGGTTCTGATTTGCATTGTAACTGGCAAATTATTGGTATCTTTTGTTCTAAAGAAAACATCACATTTTGTAATAAATACTCCATTTTCATCAGGAACTTCAAAAGATTGTGCAAGAGGATCAACCCATCTACTTTGAACAACCGATCTATTAATAAAAGAAGTTCCTGCTTGTAGTGTAGTTTGTTGACTACTTAATGTTCTTTCCTCAGTTCTGTTAATTCTCTCTACATTTGCATTTCTAGTTCGTAGAGTAACTTCTTCGGTATTATTTAAAGTTCCAGAAGAACTAAACTTAGCGTCAGCAGTACTATCTGTTGAACCAACAATAGTGGTATTAGATGAACTAGTTGTTAGAACAAAAGTTTTTGTTCCAGTTTCAAAAGATGGAGTAGATGGTAATCTAGAATTTGGAATGAATAGAGATCCGATTAAAGTACCTGCAGTATCAGTAACTAATCTTACATCAGTTACTGTAGCAATTGCTTTGGTAGTTTCACCTTTCAATTGCATACTCTTAATGATATGCCCATAAAATCCAGAAGCAGATTGTAGTTCTAAGGAAGCAGTATCAACGTTTAATATAGTAGAAGTTGTTGAATATGATGAAGGTATTATTTGAGATGGTACATAAGGATTATCGGTAAAAACTTGATTTGGATTATTATACGGACCATACTTATGATTTGGAGTAGCTAATCTAAATCTAATTGAAGTCGTTCCAAAAGTACCAACAACTGTTTCCCCAGTAGCAAAAGTACCACTTTGCATTTGGACTTCGATAAGTTTTGGAAGAACGTACTTGTTCATATCAACATTATCAAAGAATGCATACATTCTTGTTTTTGGTTTTAATCTTCTAGCTATAAATTCAACATTTCTAGATCTCATCACATGGATAACTTCTGTTGATACAACAAAAGTACCAAGGCTAACAGAATCAAATCTTTCAGATACTTTATATTGGATACCTTGTCTAGCTTGTTTTGTAGTAGTTAATGTAGTTACATTTGTAAAATTAGTATATTGATCCCGATAATTTACGGTTGTTGTTTCCCAAATAGCTCTTCCTTTTCCTCTACTTCTACTTTCTCTACTGACACTTCTAGAAGTTTCTTTTGTACCAATATAGATACTACCCATGTTTTGTCTGGCAATTTCTTGTGTACCAGTCCAAGTAGTTTCCCATGCACCCCAGTCAATTGGAGATAATCCAGTATTAGTATCAACACCAAGTTGTTGTATTGTGCTTGTATAGTTTCCTTCTTGGTCTACAGTTCTCTTTGTACCTCTAGTTTCAATCCAAGTATCAGTTGCAGGATTTAATTCAATCGCACCAATCCAATTAACAACGTGGAATGGATTGACATTTTCAGCTCTAGTTGCAAAAGTATTTTTAAGAAACTCTACATCCGTATACTTTAGACAAACAATATCACCAACTTTAACTGTATTTGGATTTCCAAGATCTTTGACAAATCTTAAATCTGCATCCGGATTTGAAGTATTTGATGCTCCAATTACTGCTTCTGACCCCAGAAGAAGATCCAGTGAAGTAGTATAATGTTGAGGTCTCAACAATCCTTCTTTTGTATCAATACTACATTTATGTTGTGGATCTCCTAAAGATCCCGTTTGCACTGACTTAAAGTTATCAACAAGGAAACCACACTTAAATCTATCTAGTTGTGTGGAAGAATCTCTCAAAGTTAGATTCTTAGTATCAGTTTCTAGAAGAGATAGTGAAGTATAGTATTCAATATTTCTTATTCTATCTTCAAGTCTAGCTATATCTTGCATTCTATAACGTTTATGTGAGGAGAGTTGTACGGTTACATCTCCAATGTCATAAACATATGGATTCATAGTAATAGTAGCTACTTCTAGAGCATTTTCAATAGTGCTTGGAGAAATTGGAGTTAATGATGGTACTCCTTTCGAAACGAAAAATTCTCCATACCTATTGAGATATAACTTGTCAATTCTACCAAGATAATATGAATAAGATAAAAATAGATTTTTGTCCTTGGCAAAATTATACGGTGTAGAATTTGTCGCAGGTAAAAACTTCCTTGATTGAAATTCGAATGGAGAATATGGAGTTATTGAACTATTATATGGACTAACTCTTGGTCTAAGATCAATGATATCACTTGCTCTGTAGAAAGAAACAAAGGGTAATTCTGAAGCATATCTTTCACGATCATACGAATCAACTGTTACAAAATCTCCATCATCATTTGGATCTATGTAATAATAATTATATACTATTTTCAATCTTTTTGTTGGTGGAGTTACTCCTGAATTTCTTCGTATTGATGAATAATCAACTATTTCTGGAGTTTGTCCACTTTCAAATTTAAAATCGTTTACAATATTTCTATCACCCTCTATTAGTAAACTTACTTCTGCTGTAACATTTGATTCAGCAAAAAGAATTTTTTCGCCTTTACTAAAAGTATTTTCATTAATATATACAAATTCTACTTGATTTGTTCCATTAGTTGAAACAAATAATGCCATCGTATTACTTGTTTCTCCATAGATTATTTCGCCCTTAATAGTATTTAAAATATTTGCATTTAAATTAGTAAGTTCTAATTTTGGTAAATCAGCATCATTTTCATCAGAAGATTCAAAAATTCCAGTAACAAAAATTACATCTGGAACATTCAGGGATATTCTATCATCTTGTACTCTCGTTCCATAATAAGGACTATAAGTTAGTCCATCATTAAGAGTTGTACTGCCTATTCCGGATGAAGTATTGCTGGAATTTCTTATATCCAAAACTGCACATCTATTATAGATCTTCTTTCTGGCTTTTAATTGTCTTTTTCTTAAAGTGACAGTTAGTGTTGCTGGACCATTTTGGCTCAAATTTACTAGTGTTAAAGTTCTACCAGAAGTAATTGTAAATTGACTAGAAGTTAAACTTTCAATAGTTCCGTCATCAAATACTAAGGAATAATCTTCTTCGTCAAATGGCTCCAAAGTAATACTAGTATTGCTTTCTAAAGTTGCTGTTAATCCATTAGAAGAAATAACTACTGAATATGATTTTCTATAAACTATTTCGCCTTCAGAAACATCTACGTTAGCGATATTTGTATTTTCTAGTTCTGTAAATAAGAATGATTCTCTATTGTTTATTAGTACAGAAACTCCCTTAAATAAATCGGTTACAGAAGTCGAACTTGTAGGTAATCCTCCACTATTAACTCCAACAACATTTGGAGTTGCTTGAACAGTTATACTTTTACCAGAAGCATTTATGGAAGTTACTCTATTATAAGTTGGTAATGTTTGACCGGGTTTTGTATAAACAAAAATGTCACCAGTATTGATTCCTACTCCAAAAGTTGAAGCGGATGTTGTTACTGTACTTATTCCACCGGAACCGGCAGAAATAGTAAATCCTGTGCCTTGTGGAGCAAGAGGAATACCTCCAGATATTACGGTATCTGCAGTAAAAGATGTAGTGGTTCCTACAAATCCAACAACTTGTCTGACATCTCCTAGATTATAATCTCGAACAGCAGTTATTGTTCTGGAAACATCTTGACCATCAATTTTTAATTGTTCTCCAACAGTAAATGCGCCAACAACTTGATATAATACTAATTGATTAGTATTTACAGCATCTAAAGCCAAATAAGCAGATGCTGAGCTATTTTTACCTTCAATAAATGCTGGTTTAGATAAAGTTATAGTAGTATTTAATTGTAAATACGTATAAGTTTGTAAGTCAAAAACGGATCCTTCAAAAACAGTAGAAACGTCTTCATATGCAGCGTCTCTTAGTTTTAAATCATAAACTCTACCAACTCCGATAGGAATTCCAGATGGAAGACCCTGCGTTACTGTTCTCTGAGAATATAGTGTTACTTGACTAGTTGTACCAAATCCAACAGGAATAGTTCCATAAACATTATTAATTTGTACCTGATTACCTAAACTAAAAGGAACAGTTGTATTTGAAACTCTTTCGGAAGTTCTTGGTTTTTCTAAATCTGCGTTTACTGTTACTAGAGTTTCTACCTCATACCCCTTAACATAAGCTTTACCTGGGGAAATTTGCAATGTTAAGAGATCATTTGAAGGTGTATTTCCTTGTTTTGTCAATTGTCCAGGATTATAAACCCCATCATTACCGATTTTGTTGTTTAATGATTCTTTAGCAATAACACTGAAGGGTTTTACATAATAATCTCCCGATTCATCACTGGTTCTTCGTGCTAGTTCGTCAGATATTAATTTTGGAGTATCTTCTTTTTTGGAAACTTTTTTAATGATTCCATTTTCAATTCTTAATAACTCTACAAAATTTTCATCGTTGAAATCATCTATAGATTTTTTGATTAGAGTTGCTACAATTCTTAATCTGTCAGCTCCTGGAGCAGCAAAATTGGAAAATCCCCTTGCATTGTCAAATAAATCTGCATTTTGTTGAGATGGTACAGCAATATCTTCAAAAATGGATAGACCAACTCTATATGAAGGTAAATTGCTGTATTGATCTAATATTACAGTTTGTGGGAAAACATCTACAAAGAATCCTCTTATAAAGTATACACCCTCTTCTATTTTTATAGCAGATCCAGTAGCTGTGGAGTTTGATATGGTAGTAGTCGCAAATGAAGATTCTAATCTAATAACACCTAAACCGTAGTCAATATTCTCCAATACAATAAGGTTTTCCCCATCAACAAATTTACTATTAGTAAAATCAGTTTCACTGGAACTTTGATATTTTATGTATAGGGTATAATTATCATTTTCGGATTCTTCACTAGTAATATATCGTTCGATTTTAGCAAATACACCACTAGTTTCGCCTTTTATTTTTTTATCTATCAAATAATCTAGGTAAACTGATACTGGAATGCCAAGGTGAGTCGGATCAATTTGTACACAAGTATACTCCGAATCATAGGCAATATTTCCAGGAATTACAACAGCTCCTTCTTTGAAGAAATGCTTACCAAATTTTTCAACTTGATTTTGTAAGATTGATTGGAGAGTTGTTAATTCTCTTGCTTGAATTGGAGTTCCTGGCTTAAATAAAACTCTTTGATAATTTTTCTTTGGATCAAAATCATCAAAGTATGGAGATGTGTTTAAGTTGGTATTTTGTGCCATTTTTATTAGAACTCCAGTACAATTTTAATGTCTTCTTTTTGATTAGCTGATCTAGGAATAGGTTGCCTGTTATCCAAGTAAATAATATCTCCAGATTTTTTATTATATTCAGCAGAGGAAATTCCCGCTACAAATTCTTGACCTAACTGATATATTCTATTATTTATTGTGGTAGTTACACCACTAAAGTTTGGATTAATTGATAGTGTCGGTCCAACAATTGAAGAACAAGTAATTGTTAATCCATATCCAACATCTGGATTAGAAGTAAATGGAATAATCTTAAATCCGGTTTCACTTGAAGCTAATCCTGTTGGTTGATAATACTTTAATACTCCAGTTATTGAATCCCAAGAAGCTACAAATCCAATTGCAGTTGATCCCAAACCTACAGTTTGTTTTATTACAGAATCTACTGCATATGTTGTATTAGTAGTTACTCCAGCTAACTTTAAAGCATTTAATCCACTAGCTAATGATAGATCCAAAAGTTCAACATCACTTCCAACTATTGTTGGATTTTTTAGTATTCCCACCCTAGCAAAATCATTTCCTAAAATGATATCAGGATTACTTTCTAAAGTTTCATATCTAGAGTATAATAGTACTCTATATGCACCCAATTCCCTATAGATATCATATCCATGGCCACCTTTTGGAGGAATAATAACATTGAAAGATGCTATGGATGTTGTTCCAATTCCAGTATTACTCAATTGACGCAAAGGACCAGTTATCTCAGATCCAGGAGCCCCTGGATAAAATTCTATAGTACCATAAGTATATCCTTTTCCACCATCAGTTACGAATATTTCAGATATTTTACCAAAAGAATCAATTGTTATTGTTGCTTTGCCACCAGTACCATCACCCAATATAGGAACATTTGAAAAAGAAGTTGAAATTGGTTGATAGTTGGAACCTCTATTATTAATAATAATAACTTCAATTTTTCCATCAACTGCATTATTTTTTGTAGAAATTGATTCTCCAGTATTTCCCCAATCTTCGGGTACGGGAATGAATTCAATGGAGTCGAATTTTACAATTTCAGAAGGTTTAATAGTATACAAATATTTCCAAATATAACCATCACCACTAGATCCTGCTGCTCGTGGTTCTAAGTCAATAAATGTTGGTTGATCAAAAGATGGTCTTCCTTTTGGATTCTCTGGATCTGTTCCATTTTGTAAACATATATAAACTCTCAAATCTTCATTAATTACATAATAATTTGCTTCATATAACCCAGTTTGAGATGTGACTGGAGTTACATTGAATACATTATAATCATGTCTATACATTTCATAAGTATTTCCAGCAACCCAATTTACCTTTCTTATAAGCCTTCTTACATCTTGTCCCGTAATTTGTTTTAAAGATATAATACTCTCTTTAACTTGATACTCTTCTTTGAATCCATCCAATGGAGATGGAGTATTTGTAATCCAAGTTGAAGAACCACCTGCAGCAGGATTAGTGCTGTTCGGTAGTCCAATAAAAGTATAATACTTATTTGACGTGTCACCCACCCCAGAGACACTTTTTACAAAGTTTTCTGCATTTATGATTCTAAATTGGTCTGATATGATGGCTGGCATTTTGGAACATACTTTTTTTTATTTAGTTACTTTTTATTGACTTACCACACTTCTAGTCCTTAGAACTTTTGGAGAAGAAGACATTCCGGTAATTCCGTTATCAACAAAGACATCAAAAGATTGTGGATTATCCAGAACTCTATTCTGGTAGTCATATATTTTAGCCCAACTATATCTTCCATAATAACCATTCGTATTAATTCCAGTATCATTTTCTCCTCTAGGGAAAACTTGTACATAATTTTCTGTCGGTGACTTTGGCGCAACATTACATGTTACTGTTACTATACCTAAAGAAGGTGATGTGACATCTTCGACCAAATAAACACCGTCTAAGAACTGAGTAGCTACTCCAACGATAGAATTTGGATAATTAGACATTCCTCCTAGTGCGGTAGATATTCCAACCAAATTATGTAATGTTTCAACATTGCTATCAGTAATAACAAAATAATCTCCTTTAGAAAGTTGACTATAAGTAATACCATATGCATTTAATGCGGAATAACCTACCCCCAAGGTGCTATTATCATACTGTTCAGATTTTAGGACAAAAGAAATTTTTGGAGATGTTGTTCCAATACCAGGAGTTCCTGTAATATATGTTTGAACACCAACGAGTATTCCATGATCACCTAAAACCTTAAACGATCTAATTAATTCGGTTTTATAAGTATCGAATTCGACAATAACCGGAGGAGGATTATTGATATCATATCCAAATCCAGGATTGTCAACTTGTATGGAAGTAACAATACCACCAGTTACACTAGAAACCGCCGTAGCTCTATTAAATATAGGTTCTGCATGTATTGCAGTACCACCAGAACCTACGGCAATGTATCTACCATCCGTTCCAACACTATCTACAAATATGACATCATTAATAAATTTAGATTGCAATGTGCTTCTATAAATCCAATTACTTAAATCGAAGGAATAGTATATTTCCCCAGTTGATGTTGTAATTACATAGAAACCATAATTATAATATATGTTTTCTATATTTTGAGAACCAAGATTATTTGAAACAATTGTATATAAATTTCTGTTAATAGATTGTAAAACTACTCCGGAATCACCAACTGCAACAAATTTTCCATCGGCATAAATTACCTTATTTAAATTACTGGATACTGGGGACGTAACAAATTCCCAAATAGTTCCATTATTTGATGTTCTAATAACTCCATCATTACCAACGGCAACAAAATATTCAGCTCCAAACGAAACACTATTTAAATCGGATAAAGTTTCAGAGTATCTATTGACAAATGAATCAGTAACTATACCAGCTCCAACAAATATTGATCCACCAGCGCCAACTGCAACCCAAGAATCTACAACGCTAGAATACGCAATTTGATTAAATGTTCCAGTATAACTACTTCCTACTCTATTAACTACTCCAAAACCAGGAACTGTGATGTCCTCTAATAGTGGAATTTCCACCCAACTGGAAATAGTTGTTCCAAAATCTGTAGCTTTTATAATCTTACCTAGAGTACCTACAGAAACTAATAAGTTACTTGTACCTATACCAACTACTTCAATTGAGTTAAAATCGGAAGATTGACCAAAACCAACTGTACCTACTTCCCAATTTATTCCATCAAAACTTGTAACATAAACAGAACTACTTCCTACTGAAACAAATTTATCCTTATATTTGATTGATTTCAAATCATAAGTAGTAGTTAATCCAACTCCGCCAGTCCAATTAAAAATAGGATCCTTTTTACTAATGAAAGTTTCCGAAATAATAACTTTTGGAGATTGAGTATTTGCATATCCTATACCACCATCAATTATATTAATTGATGAAATAGTTGATGAAGTTGAAACTACTGATTCAACTAAACATGGTTCAATAGTTTTATTTTCTAATATTACTAAATCTCTTATGTCTTCAGAAAGTGAATCTACGTCGTTGAATAATGGATATGCATTATCAACATATATTGATGCGTCATCTGGTTGAATTTTTTTAATAACAGTTGCAAAAGGTCTAATATTACTCTTTAAACTTGGTCTAGCCTTTGAATAAAGTGAACCACTAATAACGGTATCAGAAAGTTGTTTCTCCCAAGTAAGAGGTCTAACTCGTGTTGAATCTGTTATAATTCCGACAGAATAATAATTAAATGTTTCTAGTTGATCAGAAGAAGTAATTTTCTTAACAACTCTATCAAATTGAGAAATATCAAAAAGATCTCTGGGATTTTCCTGAATTGTTATTTTATCTCCAGGTTTAATTGTTTTTGGAGGATCAATTAACTCAACATCTACTGAAGATCCCCTATAATAAAGAATATCACATTTTGATCCACTCTTAGGTGGTTCTGTAAATGTTACTCTAGTTCCCGAGAAAGTATAAGATACATTAGGAACTTGAAGTACATCATTCAAGTATATAAAGATATTATTGGTTAAATCTAAATCAGTTCCATCAGGAACTTTTAGACCTACAATCTGCCTTACTCCATTTAAGGTAGTAGAAAGAGTGAACTTTCTTCTAAATCCATTAAAGAATTGCGAAATATCATCAAATTGTATGAATTGACCTGGGTAAAAACCAGAAAAACTATCTGTCTCTATTTCTTCAACTGTTATGACAAATGGTTCAAATATTACACCAGTGTTAGTTGGAATTCCAATTGGGGATAGTTTATCGCCAACTTTATATCCAACTCCAGGTTGATCAAACTTATATGAAATAATACTAGATCCCATACCAACTTCAACTGTAAGTTTAGCATTTTGACCTACGCCAGAAGTTCCTCCGGTATAACCCAAACTTAAATTACTGTAACCTGTTGGTATTCCAATTCTTACCTCTGGCAATGATGTCGATGTATATCCAGATCCTGCATTTACAATAGTAAATCCAGAAATTGTTCCGGCTGCACTTACTGTTGCAGTAATACTTGCACCAGTTCCGATAGTAGATGCAATACTAATAACTGGAGCATTTCTATATCCAGATCCACCACCTGTTACAATTATATTACTAATGGTTCCAGCAGCAGAAACAACCACAGTAACAGCTGCACCAATTCTTGGACTGTATCCAAAACTGCTTGATACGCCAACTTTTGATATTTTTCCAGAATTTGGAGTACCAGATAAAAATCTAAGAACATTTACTCCACTACCATCAACAGTATAATCTGAAGTTGGACTTTGGAAAACATTGTTGATTAATACTATAGGATTATTATTAATCTCAGTAATACTGTTTACATCATTAAAGAGTACATTTGTAGTTTGTCCTTGAGATTTTGCAGTAAATTCTGTTGCTGCAATACCAGTGAAAGATAGTGATATGTCATCTAATAGTATATTTTTATCAATAGTAACACTTGGATCGAATTTTCTACTAAAAGCTCTAGCGCTAAATATCGATCCAGTTTCCAATCCTACTGGTCCTATTTTGCCATATGGAGCAGTGTCAAAATATATTACATCTCCAACAACATTAAAATCACCATTTAAAACTGTTGCGGCTGCTCCTATAGTATGTGAACTTGCCACTGATCCAAAATAACCCCTAATAACTTCTATTTGATTCGATGATGTTATTCCAATATTTCTAATTGAAACAAGTTCATCATCAATATTAATAATATCATTAATACTTAATGAAGAAATTCCAGAAGAAATATCTAATATTGTAGTTGAAGCTGTAGAAACGCTGGAAGCAAAAGAAACACTCAATGATTTTCTACTTAAAGCTTTTTGTATGATTCCATCAACAGTAACAATTATGCTGGCATTTGGATCTTTATATTCAAGATAATGGGTTGCAGTTCCAATATCAGTCAAATTAAAGAATACACTAGTCGAAAATCCAGAAAGTTTAAATTGGTTATCATTTAACTTAAATACAAACACCGAACGTGGTAAATTTTTAGTTCCAAGTTCCAACGGTTTAAAGGATAAATCGTCAATCGAAGATGATCCCCCAATATAAGTACCAGCAATTGAAATTACTGAATTGGAATCGTATCCAGATCCACCATTCAAAACTTTAACATATTCAATTTCGCCATCATTATTTCTAGAAATATCAAAAGTAGCTCCACTCAAATCAGAAGAAGGTACTGATAGATAACTTTGATTTGCTTCTGATTGTATTACAGTAGGGCCAGTTTTAGAAACTATGAAGCTGAGATCATTTGTTGGACTTGTTCCACCAAAATATGTTCCAGATATAGAAACTTGTTCTCCAATATTATATCCTTTACCACCTTTTCTTAAAACCAAGGTAGAATCTAAGTAAACTCCAAGTGAATCATATGAAATTGTTGCATCAAATTCTGCATCAGTTCCAAAACCAGTTGTGTTTACTCCAATTACTTGAGAATATACGACAATATCAAAAGGAATACCATTAGGAACTGTTCCAGAAATACTGGTAGTTATAGCAACATTATATCCATTTTCAAATATTGCAGTTCCATCAAATTCATTAACCTGAATCAATGTATCAAGTTCACCACTGGCATATGATGTAGATCCAATTCCAATTGGAGTTCCTCCACCATATGTGTAAATTAACTCTTGTCCAGATTGGAAATTATGATTTTGAATTGTAATTGTATCATTAATAATATTAACACTATTTCCATTAAACTGGTGTTTAAATAAAGAAGTTCCTTTATTTTTTAGTTTGAACGTAGTTAATCCAACTACAGATCCACCTCTAGTTAATGACGGATATGTTATTATTGGTGCAAAATCCGTTCCCAATCCAATAATTGTAGTGATTATTCCAACATAATTACCTATTGCGGATCTGACATCTGAACAATCAGTCGTTCCATAATTTTCTGTTGGTATACCCGACAAACTACTCGATCCTATTGCAACAGTTAAAATACCAACCAAAGTATCTACATTTGATTGAACATCTGCACAAGATAATGGATCCGTGTTAAATCCTGTTAAAGGATCTGCGGTTATTGTAAGATCCTTGACATTTAATTGATTTGTTATCGCTTTTTTAATGTAATTTTTTGCACTTTCAAAAGCGTAAATTGATTCAGATTCTTCACCTAATAATCCAGTAGTTAATGCTGCACCTGCACCAGTGAAATACTTTTTGGTTGAATATATTATGTGTTGATTTGTTCCATAAGCTAAATCCTGAGCAACCGAATCGACAATATATCCCAAATCACGATAACACTTATTTCCACCAGTAGTATAACTACCAACATTAACTACAGGTAAAAGAGTTGTTGTTCCGAGGGAGATAACTGATGTGATAATTCCAACCAAGTTCACAATATTGAGTTGAACATCAGTACAAGCAGCAACAGAAGTTATTCCAACGGTCGTACCTATACCATAAGTTGGTTGCCCAGCGGTAATTGTTAGATCCTTTATTGTAAGTCCATTTCTGACTGCAGATCGCATCAAATCTCTAGCTTGACAGAAAGCAAATATTGACTCAGCTTCTTCTCCGACTAATCCATTTGAAATTGGACTTCCATTATTAAAATATTGAAGAGTAAATTCTCTAGAATACTTATTTCCACCAGTAAATATGTCGGTAGAGACAGCATCTACAAAATATCCCAAATCCCTCTTACATTTTGAAATGGTAGTAGAAATTCCGGGGTATACTGAAAGAGTGTTTGCCCAAGCAGTATCAACAATTTCCTGTCTGTTTTGTTGTATCAATCTATATCCATCATAATACCTAGATCTGGAATTAGTTTGAGTATCTCCAGGGAAATAGAAATCGGAAAATCCAATAGCAACGGAAGCTAAAGATTTATCCAGTATCTCTTTTTTATTTGCAAGAATTAGATTTCTAGAATCTTTATATCTATTACTATTTGGATTGGTTGGATCTGGTATTAAATTAAAATTGAATTCTTGATCAACGGATGATTGATATAAAGTTGGGGGACTTTGATTGTTTATAATGTATTGACTTAAGAATTTGACATAATTATATGCAAATAAAGTTTCCTCAGTTTCATTAGTTACGTATGAAACTCCTGCATCCCAATAGTATACACCGGATTCAACTGATTTATTATTTGAATTATATTTAATATCATGAGATATAGCATCAACAATAAAACCAACATCTCTCTTACATTTATCTCTATTGTAAGTCGTACTTAATCCTATATTCGGGTAATTGAATTCAACAAAAGAGACAACTTCTTCTTGAATAAATTCTCTATTTAAATCCAATAAATCCGAAGCATCTGCAAATCTACCTCTCAGTTCTTGTTCTGAAGTTCCATTAAACTGATCACTTATATCGTCAACGGAAATAACTTTATTTGTTTTATTGAGAATATAAGAACTTAAATCAATTCCTTCTTCAAAAAATACATCTTGTATTGATCCATCTTCTAATAAATCTTCTTCATAAACTCTAGCAAAATTTTTCTTAGTATTTAATGATATTACTTCATCAACGTTAATAAACGTAAAAGAATCAGATGTAGATAATCTAGGTTTCATGTCAGATGACTTGGCAATTCCCAAATTAACTTCATTTAATGTTGGTTTTGTTAAAATTTCCAAATCAGAAAATTCTTTGAATCCAGATGGATGGAGAATGGATCTTACTGATTCTCTCCAAACATTGTATGGAATATTACCCTTGATAGAGTAAGAGAATTTCTGGTAATAGAAATTATCTGAAATTCTTTGTGAATAATCATTTAAAATTCCAGAAGAAAAATCTATAGAAGATGTTTTATCTCTAGAAACACCCAAAGTTGCAGGTAAGTTGAATACATCAAAATACTCAATAGTACCACTAATTTTAGATGTTTCTCCAAAGATTTTAGCTCCTACAGTGACTTCACCACTAACATTTTTCAATCTCATTTGGTTAAGATCATTATCCCAACCATTTTCCATTACTACACCAGAAAATCTTGGTGAAGAAACCCTTTCATTTGATTTATAACTAACATCATCTTTCAATATCATTTCAAAAACAGGCATATCATTTTTATTAATGACTACGCCCAGATTAAATTCATCATTATATGTACCAAAAGATCCTGTAGAAATACCGGACATATCATAAGTCACTGTATTGTTGACAGTGTTTACCCCAACAACATCGAAGAAAGTGTAATTATATGAAGATGAATTAAAATTAGCTTGGTCAGATGTTGCATCAGTTAATCTGCAATTTTCAATAAAAATTTTATCTCCAATCTTGAAAGGATATATGTATTCAGTTTTTCCATATCCAATAGGTAAAAATGGATTAAGACCTGCGATATTTGATAATTCTAAAGTTACTAAATCTCCAACAAAAGAAATTGTATCAATTTCATATCCATTCGAATTATATATTGGAATAATTTCAAAAGGACTAGATATGGAAGTAGAATTTGTAATAATATCTACAGAAGTTATGGAACCTCCAGATATATTAGCACTGAGTTCTATTCCATTAGTATCATCTTTTACTACCAATTTTGGTGGACTATTATATCTTCTACCTCCAGTAACTATTCCAACATAATCTATTGTTCTTATATTTTTTACTCCAATAATAGTAGGAACACTCAAAGATGGAGAAAGAGTAGGATCTGTAGGATAATCAAATCCATCTTTAACTCTATCAAAAGATTCAACTCTTCCTATAGTAGGTGATGTTAGTTTAACTACTGCATTTGTACCAGAAACACTTCGAACTTCTCTAACATTAGGTAATTTTTTATATCCTCTGCCTGGGAAGTTAATTTTTAATTTAGATATTGGTCCTAAAGCACTAGTAGATGTAGTTTTATAAGAAAAATTCGTTAGGCTTTGAACAAGAATTTGTCTCTCAATAGAAGTTAATTTTTTATCATTATAGAAAGTAAATGTTCTATCATCTGGAACTGTATTTACTACAAAAGTAGTATTTAATTGATGATTTATAATAGAGATCTTATTATTTGATATTACGTCAAAATCTGTAGATATTTGGTTCTTACTTTCGTCGGATGATCCTTTAGTAAATAAATTATAATAAATTGGGAAAAATTGAGAAGAAAGATCCAAAATAACTTTGGCATCAGGACTACCAGCAATTCCTTCCCTTGTTACAAAGAAACCAGTTCTTTCATTTATTCTTTCAACAAAATTTACATCATAATAAAATTGCAAATCTAGATTAGATAAACTAGGATCAGATAAATCGAATTCTATTTTTGTTGTTCTTATGCAACTAATTTGTGGATTAACAAAATATAATTTATGAGTACTTCCTCCAATAGAAGAAAAAGTAATAAAATTAGATTCTTCTATATCACTTCTATATTTACACAACTGTATAGAATTTAAATCAGTTTTTGAAACATAATAAACTCCATAATTGGTCAAACCATTTATAGGAAACTGAGAGACATATACAACTTTGTCACCCGTTTCAATATTACCAGTATATGAAGAAATATCTATAGAACTCTTGGATAAAATAACATCAGTATCAGAGAATTCAACTTCTCTCATCAAAACTTTTCTATTTACTGGATCAAAAATAACTTTTACAACTTCATTATAATCAGTACTTACATTGAATTTTATGATATCACCGACATTCAAATTATGATTTGATGTAGTAGTAACTATTCCAAGTATTTTTTGTACATTTCCAGTAATTTTTTGATTCAATGTAGTTAAAGAATGAGCAGCTCCGATCACTCCATAAGATTTAGTTTGATCCCAAAATTCTACAGAGTTTAAATTTGTACCTATTCCAGTCGAACTTGTAAATCCAATTGTTGATAATCCAATGTAATCCTTACCAAGATTGACAGCATAAACTACCTGATTGTCATGTAGTTTAATAGAAACTGCAGAACCAACATTATTTACATATAAAGATGTTCCACCAACTCCAGAAGATCCAGAATTATACAGTAATGGTTGACCAGTGAAGAACTTATGTCCAGGTAAGTATATACTTCTAGTTGGAATAAATTGGTTTACCGACGTAGTGGTTCCAAGCCCTACTGTAGTAATAACTGAACCCGTACTACCAATTCCTATAGAAATCTTTGGATCGAAGAATGTAGTATAATTTTCTAATGTTATGTCCTTTACTTCTCCTGTAGGAATCTTAAATTCCCTCGGTAGTAAAACTGCGTTATCTACTCCAACTGTATGAATTCCAGTATTTTGAAGTCGATTTACATAAAAACCAGATCTTCTTGGATCAATACCAGTAATTAATAGGACTTCCGATCCTATGCCTACAAAATCATTAACTTTAAATCCACTGATATCTTTTAACATTATGAACGTAGATACACCAGTTACACCTACGCTGTCAATATCCGCCATTAATTCGGATTCTTTTTCTGCAACTTTGACAAATTTAATACCTTCAAATTTTGATGAAGTAATTGTGGATATTCCACTAATCAAAACTGGTTGATCATTTTTAATTCCGTGTGGGGCAGTTGCTGTTATTACAGTATCAGGTACTTTTACAAATAATTCTACATTTTCTATTAAATCTTCAGATAAAGTAAAGGATTCAATTTCTCTACCCTCTAATTCACTTACAACAATATTTGATTGTATGCCATCAGTATTTGATATGTCTACGTCTACTGGATCATTTATTTTATAATTATCTCCAGCAGAAAATATAGATACGTCTTCTATTTTACCAGAATTTATTGAGGTTACTGAGAATTCTTGTTTATATTCATCTAATACGGTATCAATTAAATCATATGAGGAATTAGCTCTGTTTAGATAATATGGCCCAACATTTCTACTTAAATTTGTAGTAAAAACATTAGAATTTTGATTATATGAAGGTAAGAAATTTTCGGATATTGGATTGTTATAGAAATAAGGTCCAATTAGATATGGGTATCTTGGAACGGACTGGTTTGATGCACTAACTTCTATTGTAGAGAAATATGCATAAACACCATTAGGATATTCTGGAGTTATTGCAAATCTTCCATTATGTTGATCCAAATCACCAGATCCATCATATACATAGTCATTAATAAAAAATCCAGCCTCAAATAAAGGTGGTCTCTTTCCACTAGTCAAATCAATATCCAAAACATAACCAGGATTCATTCTTCTTATAAAACCACCAGTAGTAGTGTCATATGCATAAGGACCATAAATTGGGTTTCCATCATATGCATATCCCAAAATTGGGGAATGATTTAATATTCCAGTATTTTCTTTGTTATCTTCAGTAAAGTTATCGGATAGTTGATATCTTAATTTTTTGGGTACATAGAAAGTAATGAATTGAAGTTCGAGTTCTGGATTCTTACTTGCATGAAGTATACCATCATCATCAGGAGAAATAATATTTTTACTCTTTACAACCTGATTTATTTTCCATTCAGTTACATTTGTAAGGAACTTAGCATTTCTTCCTCTATTTTTTAATGTTAAAATTGTATTTGCAGTTTCATATCCAACCCCACCAAAAACAATATTAACAGCAGCTAATCTACCATCCTCAACAATTGGTTCTAGTTGTGCGTATTTACCTTCACCAGAAACTACTATTTCCGAATTTTTTCTAAATCCTCTACCCCTGTTTATGATTTGTACATCAACTATTGATCCATCAATAATAATTGGTTTTAAAATAGCTTCAGAAGTTATACTTGAAATACCAACATCAGGTCTTCTATGATAATTAACAATATTAGTACAACCATACCCTATACCACCATCTTCAAGATAAACATCTTCAATTGACCCCAATACAATAGGGTTTAACTCAGGTGTTATTATTGTAGTGGATCCTACAGCAGATTTTGATTCTATTTTTATTTCAATCGGAGGATATGAAATAGTATGAGTTCCAATTCCTAGTGAATTTAATTTAACAAATTTATTTTTAATATAGTTTTCATCATTTAAACTAGTACTAAATCCAGCATCATAGAGCCTAAATTTGTTAACATCAATTATTCCAACTTTATAATATACTGAAGATGTAAGTCCACTTATTGGAGTGTTGGAGTAATTATATGTGACATATTCTCCATCAGAGAATCCATGATTTTTTGCAAAAATGTATGAATCGAATGTATTAATACCAGAAGTTCTATTATCTCCAGAAAGTATAGAAGGAACTTTTACTCTTCTATTTGAATACCCTTCTCCTGGATTTTTAACATAAATTTTGGTAAAAGTATTTTTATTCTTTAAAGTTGTTATAAAGTGAAATCCAGAAGAAACTCCAACTATATCAATTTCATTTATTTTTTGAAGGGCATCAGTTTTATTATTGAATAATTTAATTTTGTTATCTGTTAAAATACCAACAAAATATATTGAATTGTCTACAATACCTGGAATATTGTTATTTTTATTCGAGTCATATACAATCTCCTCTCCATCTTCAAATGGAATAGAGTTCAAAAACTGTATAGTATTGTCTGCTGTAGATACATTTAGGTCCGCTTTAAATCCTGCAGAAACTCTAGTAGTTACGAAATTAGATTCCAATATACATCCTTTACCATTACCACCAACAATGGTAATTTTTGGTTTTTCTTGATATCCATAACCAGCATTTAATATTTTAACTTCTCTAATACTACCAGAAATATTTAAGTGCGCCTTAACTCCAGATCCACTTACATCTTTTACATCCAAAGAAGGTACATCAATTACATCATAATCTTCTCCAGAATTGGTGACATCGATAGAAGATATGGATCCATAGTAAATATTTTCATCAAATAATGTTGGAGATAGTATCTCAACCCCATTTATCAACATACCAAGTTCTCTATTGAACGTGGTTCTTTTATTTAAGTCATCAAATAATACCTTTGTTTTATTAAAAGGGAATTTCTTTAGTAATTTTTGGTGAGTTAAAGTTTTATTCTCATATCCCGATTTAAATATAACATCATTAGTTACTGGGGAACTAACTTGAATATATTTTTTTGAGAAAATATCAGATTTACTATATGATAATTTTAATTTAGTACTATCTATCCTAGTAATGTAGTAAAGTCCAGTTGTTACTCCTGAAGATGCTTCTGGTTGATAATAAATTAATTCTCCACTTAAGAAATTATGGTTCTGGACATTAAACGTATCTGTTACAGCTACTCCTACGTCTGTTGATACAGTTATTTTATTATCTGTTGAGAATATAGTATAGTTAGGTAATCCCGATGAAGTTACATAGAAATACTCTTCCGATGTATCAATATACGTATTTTGAACTCCAGAAGGTATAGAATCAAGATTATCAAAATAATTATTATAATGATTGGATTTATAAATCTTTTTCTTTATTGATGTAGATCCAAGAACATTAAAAGATCCTGGATTAATTATTTGGACTAAAACTGTTGAACTATACTTTTTGATTACATCTGAAACGGAATATTCAATAGAAACAATATTAGCTTCTACAGTTTCCCCAAGAGAATTCTGCAATAAAATTACTTCACCAGTGTAAAAATAAATTTTATCAAATAAGTTAATTCTATACTTAGTAGAATTAACTTGAGATATTGTCCTAATGTTATGATTGGTTGGTAGATTATAAATCCAACTATTAAATTCATACCTATCAAATAGATCCTTACCAAAACCGGATAGGGAAATGGTATCTCCGACTCTTAAGTTTGATGTTTTGGAAAAATCAATGTTATCAATAACATTAACAACTCTAAATTCTACTTTGGAAGTATTACCTACTCCAATATAACTAAAAGCAAATTTTTCTTCAATTAGGTCTAAACCAAAATCCAGAGGTTTAGTTACATTCGTAACTCCGGTAAATTGGTTAATAGTTTTTCCATTATAATTAATTGTTATAAAGTCAGAATTTTGCGGTTTTACTAAGATTGATCCAGAATTAGCAAATCCCACCGTAGAATCTACAAGGATAGTATCACTATTTGGATTTACACTTTCCAATATTCTAGTTTTACCCGACGCTTGAAAACTTCCACTAAATGAAGTACTGTCCAAAGAAATTTCATAGAAATCTTTGTCAGCTACTGGTCTATATTCAACGTTAAAAATAGAAGCACTTACTGTTCCAATTCCCGGTATATCCTGGAATAAGAAATTACCTTTGATATCTATAGGATTTCCACCAGAAATTTTTTCTACAAGAATATTTTTGGTTATGAAATAAGAATTTGATGATGGAGATAATGTAAAATCTTGGGGTTTTATAATTTCAATATCAGATCCATACAAGATCTTAAATAAAAGTTTGTATGATTGATCAGTTCCTTTAGAAGAATATAGATCTTTAATTTTATATGATATATTTTCTATAGATATATTTTCAGAAAAGTTTCTTGACTCAAATCCTGGCAAAAACTCATATTTAAATCTTTCGAAAAACTTATTTAAAAATAAATTACTTAAATTATGAACTACATCTCCACTAGAATGTTCCGAAGCTTGAGTAGAGGAAAATACTACAAATTCTGGGTTATCTAATGATTCTAAATTTTCAATTCCACTGAATCCTCTGATACAATTTTCAAACGAAGTATCAGTTTTTGAAAGATATGTGATAATCTCATCATTTATTTTTAATAATCCGTAAGAATCCGGCCAACCTTTGGTGGAGGTTACAGTTATTGTCTGATCAAAACTTAAAAGGTCAGAAGTTAAAGTAGTTTCTGCAATTAAATCAATATTATTAAATTTTTTAGAATTTTTGTATTGACTTATATTGGATATGATGTCAATAGAACCAGATTGATGTTCCAGTGATTTATAATATTGATCGAGAAACTCCACAAGAAGAGGTGACTCTACTGTTAAAAATTCTGGAATTTGGGATTCTATGATAGAACCAATTTTTACTCTTTTAATTTCTGACATTTTATCTTGTATACTTTCCGTTTAGATAACTAGATGTAGTGACATATTGTGTTGCAGAAGAATTTTCACCAGAGCTTACAACATCTTCTACAATATTTACCACAGAATTTTTAACGTCTAATTGCAAGTATAGATCTTGAAGACCTATAATATCATTGGAATCTGGAATTGCTTGAACTTCGATAAATCCATTATTTAAAACAGAACCAGTTATATTGACAACATCTAATCTAATTTCACCTCTAATATAATCAACAGTTCCAGCATTATTTTTAATAATAACAGGTAAATTATTTTCCAATTTAAAGAAAAATATAATTCCTGTGTTTTTATTTGATGAAGTTGGAGAATCCGACATATAAAGAACATCAGTTATTCCATTGATAAAGAATCCTGTAGATTTTATGGAATACCCACCATCTCTAGTATGTATTCGATTTCCAAAACAAAGTTCATAAGTTGCAAAAGTGTTTATTTCGGGATTTAAGTCCCTTCTCATTTTAACTTTTGTTATATTAGAAGTAACTGATTTATCGCAATCGTCAATTAATCCAACTACTTTACTGTATTTAAATCTACCACCAAAGCTGTTTACATCCTTTGAGTTGGAATATTCAGTTAAAGTGTCAATTACTTTAGTTTTTACTATTTCTGGATTACTTAGTAAATTTGCATTATAGTAAACTGAGGTATCTAATTCAATATAAAGATATGATAAATCTATAATTTCGGGTCTAATTCCGGCTATAGAATATTTTTTAATAGTATTTAAAATGGTCTGTTTTGTAATTTCAGACAAGAAAGTTCCGTTTCTAGGTTTTATGGAGATAAAAACTTTTCCATATTCTGGTGGTTCTAGTTCATCTCCACCATAAGCATTCACAGATTCTACGTTTGGATAGATATATGGAACTAATGCCTTGTAATCATTTGAAGTTACAGCACGATACTGAGAGGCGTATACTTTTGGAGAGAAGTATTTAATGGAATCTATGGATTCAATTTCATCACCACTTTCAGATTTCGACTGAGTTATCAACAGAGAAATTCCAGATGTAACATCAAATAAATTATTATCTTTTAATCTACCAGAAAATGTAAAGTTTGAAGCTCCATTACCAGAAGAACCATTTGTAACAATATAACTGACTTCTATAGTGCTACCATTTTCTGGTTTTTTACCTATTATATTATCTCCAAATCTAATTTCATATTTTGCATCATCTACTTCTTGAATCAAGAATATTCTTGAATCTTTACCAACATCCAATATACTATCATAAGCAGAATAAACTTCTGTTACCTGATTTGTAACTTTAACTCTAATAGAAGTTGTATCAATATTAATGTTAGGTAATATAAATCTTTGATTTGTTTGCGATTGATCTACTGTAAATGTACTTGTGAGAAATATTCCTTCATAGATGGGCAAATTATCAAAAATAGCTATGCCATCTGTGTTAACAGGTGTTGTGATATCTTCGGGAATTGAAAAAATATAATTACCATTTGATACTGCACCAAGAGCAACTTGACCGGCCAGTAACTTTACAGTTCGAGCATCAGTTTGACTCATATCGACTGTAAAACTAACATTTGCTCTAGCAGATCTTTTTGATCTTGGCAAATAACCAATATTTCTAGCGAGTGATACTACATTTTCCCTGAGTGTTGCACTCTCCAAAAATATTTCATTAACTGCCATATTGGTATTATAGGCAGTTATGTAGCTATTGTAAGCTAATAAATCTATTAAAACTGAAAAATTAGACCCCTCAAAATCAAAATCTGTAAAATTTTGATTTGCACGCAAATAATCCTTGATCTGAGTCCTTAGATCACTGAAGTCTAAATTTGTAAATTGATTAAATGACATTAGACTCTAGTAGGTTGTAGTATAAAATCTACCGTTTGAGGTGGAACAGGAAGTCCAATAACATTATATGCAATTCTTACATTGAGTTCATTAGAATCTTCTGGATATGTTACCAAAACTGAAGATAAAGAAATTCTCGGTTCAAAATTTTTCAAAAGAGTTCTAATATCCAACTCCAAAGAATAAGATATTTCCGGAGTTTGCAATTCAAACATAGAATCTTCAATTTTTGATCCTATTAATGAATTAAAAAATCTTTCTCCAATTCTAGTTCTAACTAGATTAACAATGGATTTCTTAATTGCATCAGAATCATTAATTGTAAGGATATCATTAGTTACAGGATTCCTCACAAAAGAGAGACTTATGTCTTTAAATTTGCGAGAAATCCTAGTCATTACTCAAACTAAGGGTATTTATTATATGTATAAGACATTTTTACCACTTTTTTCCATAGGTTGGCTCTGTTCCATAATCCCAATCATCGTAATCTTCATCATTACGAATCTTCTCATGCAATTCAGTTTGTTTTTTTAGATCATGATGTGGTGCAAGATCGTGCATAACCTCTTGAATGACATGTTTTGATGGAGTGACTCCATAATCGGTGATCAAAGATGTGGTTCCCCACATTCTTCTCATGTATTCAGCGTCTCTATCTACTGGTAGGTTTGACATTTTTAGCTCCTGATTAAAAAATCAGAACTTTTTACGGGGTTGCTATCCCGAAAAGTCAACCTTCTTCCTTAAGTTTATTTGCGTAATCATCCATAGACATCTGTTTCAAATGAGGCATGTAATTTACTGCAATATTATACAATTCTTTTTCAACATCATAGAGGTATTTTTCAGAAACACCATCACTACCCTTTTTGTGAGTGTCTGGTTTATTGTTCAGATCCATTTTTATCCTCCTTAGTATTTTTTTCTATATATTCGTAATCATCACCTAAAATTTCTTTGAGATATTCGTCTGTCCAATAAGAATAATAGTCGCTTTCAATCAATTTTTTGCGAATTGCACTCAATTTTTTCTTGGATTGACATAAAATTAAGTTAAATTTCTCGTTATTGGTCCTTACACCACCTATAAATGTGTCTCTAGTGGATAAATCTGAGAAAAATTTGTAATATGTAAACTTTTCATTATATACTTTTACCCATTTTTCGACCTGATCCGATCTCCAAAAGTCCTCAACAATAAAAATGATGACATCATACCCTGATTCGGGTACAATATCATCAATTGAAGTTTCTACAATTAAAGTTTTGGAGGTAGAAGCATATGGGCAAACTGCAAATCCACCCAATTCAGGTCTATTTTTGGATACTTCTTGTATCCACTTATGAATATATGCTTCTTTTTCTGTCATATCATCCTGCAGCGAGAGGTGAAGCGGGATTTGGTTTAGCTGGAGCAACAGTTTTTGCGTTAGCTGCTACATTATAGTCAAATACTTTTGCAGTTTCAATCGTTACCTCAGGAGCGTCTGCTGCAGTTGGTCCTACTTTTGGTGATGTTTCTGACATTTTTATCTATGTAATGATTTAGAATTATTTAGATTTTTTATTTACCCTGACCACGGTACTTTTTCTTAGCAACATTACGACTAGTTGCAGCACATTTAGTATGTTTACCCATTCCCTGACGAGTTTTCTTAGGAGTGGATTCAATTACAACCTTACCACCAGATGATTTTTTTACTGCCATTTCAATACCTCACAATTGGTTTTATTTTCGCGCCGAAATTTGTCTTTTAACGCGCCGAACATAAGTTTCTAAAGGGGGGAAAACCCGTATCAGATAATACGAGTTTTCTCATGCCCCACACGGATCTTAGGATCACACCAGATCTCATAACCCGCTGCCTTTGCGTCAAGACAGAACGATACGTCTTCTCCACACATATCTTGAACTTCTCCAGAGTCAAATACCTGCATCTTAGGAGCGAACCAGGGGTACTCTAGGGACTCGAAGACACCGTTCTTGATCAGAACCCAACCAAACCCCGTATAGTCCACTGTAAAGGGTTTACGGCGCTTTGTCATGGTATCTCCCGTCTCATGATTCATAACACCGCCATTGTTCTTGAAGTCGTCTTCTTCAAGCCAATGAGCAACAGAAGTGGTATGACCATCTTCAGTCATGTACCATCCTGCAGCAATATCCTTATCCATTGCAACAAGACGATAGAACTGTTCAGTATTGAAAACGATATCATTATCAATCCAAAGTTGGTAGTCATAATTCAGACGACCATCCCAGGGAATTTGTTTTGGGCCACGAAGAACGTTTGCACCAAGAACTTTGCATCGTGCAAAGTTAACCATGGAAGAGTAGTCCTGTGAAATTTGAATGGCTGCACCATTCTGGACTAGATCAAAACAGAGTTGAACAAAGTTCTTGAGAAAGATGTAAGAACATCCGCGACCAGGAAGACAAAATACGATACTTTTGCCACGAATCATCTCCTTTGCGGCATTAAGATCAAAATCATCTTCACTCTTTTTAGGAGTTGGAGTTGTAGCTTTAATTGTAAATCCTTTTGACATAAAATTAGAATAGCGACGTTATTATTCTACCACCACAAGTCAATTCATGCAATGGTTTCTGGTTTATTTAGAAGTATTTTTTCAAACACATTCTTCTTCAATCTTGACCAATAAATCTTCAATTTCATTTTTGAGAGAGTCATTGATCACAAGAATTTTATCAGTATCTAACCGATGTTGAATGCAATCAATTAATAGATCCTTTTCCTGATAATCCAACTTAAGTTCCATATATTCATCTAGATTGATTTCAAAAATTATATATGATTTTTAATTATTCGAAAGATACATTAAAATGATTTAAAGCCTTTTTAATTTTTTCATGATTCATAATTCTTTGATAACTTCTATCAAAAATCATAGAATCCATCTTACTGCAATTTTTTTCGAATCTATCTCTGTTATCATACCATAATTCTCTGATATTTGTCGAACCATCTAACAGATGTTGATTTCTATCGATTGCAGCTTGAAGCCTTTCAAAATGATCTTCAATCTCATCATAACTATTATCAATTATATCATCAAATGTATCAATGCCAAACAGTTTTTTTATTTCTCTCACCATTCCGACTCCATTCAAATAAATCGGAAAATTCTTACCATAAACAGATTGAGTTTCTTTTTCACTTAATGATGGAGTTCTTTCAAAGAACATTGTTCCTGTTATGATTTCAACTCCAATATTCTCATACACTGGCATCAAGTTATTATTATAGTTGCTCGCTACTCGATCATCTTCTTTATCGAAGTTACGTATGTTCAATAAGTTAAAATCTTTTTCTCTAAACTTTTTATAACCTTTAGAAAGATCTGATCGTAACTTATCAGATATCTTGGTTATATTTTTATACTTATCATACTTTACAAGAGTTGGAGCCTCCATATTAAAAGTAAAATCTCCATTGTCACAGTAATCCTTTGAAAGTAAGTAACATACAGTCATCACTCGATGTAACTTTGTATCCAAGTTCAAAGATAACCATCGATTTGATATCTCTTTCTTTTCACAATGCTTCAGATTTTCTGTAAGATTTGAACTCAGAATCGTATCCAGATATAAGTTAGGAACTTTTAATTGATTTCCAAGACCTAAGTGAAAATTGAATATGATGAAGTTATTCTCTGGATGATCTTCACAGAACTTCTTTAGTTCATCAATTGCAGTATTATCATATTCATCAATGATAAAATCTATGACATTCAGAATCACTGTTTGAGTTTTAAATTTTATCTTATACAAATCATCAAACGATGTCCATCTACCATAAGGGCAAAACAGTAACTGATAACACTCAATATCCTCTTTAACTTCATAAGTGTCAAAGAATGTCTCCAAGGTATCATTGAAGGGGACGCCTGGAAATGATGATAAGGTGGTTATTTTCATATTATATTTCCGATGGACCTGTCGGAGTATTTATGGCCACCAAAAAAATTTTTGAATCGAGGAAGGCTTTTAGAGCGCTTTTTGGGGTCGTTATAGATTAGGGTAGTTTAGCGATTTATAAACGGGGGCCACCGCGCCCCGCGCTAACACAAACCCCGCGCCACATAACTGCTCAAACTGCTCATAAGATCACGACAACCGCTGCTCGTGTACCCCGTATTCGTGTCCCCTCCAAGTGCTCATAAGCCTCAGAGGGGACATAAGCACTCAGAGATCAGCCACTGGTCTTGAAGTATGCCATCGCATTCCCTTCGATAACAGCGTTCTGTGCATGTGTCGCATGTCCGCTGTATGCCTGACCTCGGCGGTTAGTGTTAGTCCGAGGGCCATTCGTGCGGCTCATGATGAGTTCTGACTTACGAGCTTTGCGAGTGGGGAGCACAGTGTACTTCAGCTGCCCCAGGGTATCAGCAACCAGCAGATCCAGTTTGCTTGCCTTTGCGATGTCAATGGTGCTCATGATGATAACGAAGGTGTGGTGTTAAGTGTAGACGAACTCGGAGAGCTTAAGTGTTAACGAAACGGCGAAGATCTCTCTTCACGTTGTTAATTGCATGAGGGCACGAAGGTGTAGACGAGGTGGAAAGCTTCTGCCCTTGACCATTACTCCAAACGAGGTGTTTGCCATTCGATCGATGTAACTCAAACCCGTGAGATTTCATAAGCTTTTGCAGTGAAGTCCTGTAGGTCATTGTGATCACGAATGAAGAACAGAAAGAGTAAAGAATTAGCCCTTAAGTTCTTGAATCATTTCATCCAGCTCAATGTGGTTCAGCTCAGGGTCATTCCAGAGCACACCATCGGGGGTGCAGCTCTTACCGAAATCATCAATCATAAGCTCTTGGAACTCGGCATAATCATCACACTGCAGAGCAGTGCTGTAGAAACCATAATCATTGCCAATCCACAGAGCAGCATTCCAGGTCTCATAGTTGCTCCAGCCGTTGTAGGTCTCAGACTGAAGCTTGGGCTGGAAGGTGGTGGTCATGTGTGTTCCTCTCAACATGGCTAAGATACCAGGCCTGGCTCCCTCTGGGCGACTCTGTGTGCAGGTAATTAAAGTGTCACAATACTCTCCCCAACCTCAGAGATTTATGGTAGGCTCATGGGTCTCTGTGGCTTGAGCTTTACATAAGCCGGCTCAGAAGGCTTAAGCACTCGAACACTTATGAACCTCCACAGAGTTATTATAAGCCATTCAGAGGGCTTATGTCAAGTTCACGAATGTGTGGGGACTTAGAGTGCTCATAAGGCTGTGGAAAACTTATACACTTTTTCCACAAGTGCTGTGGAAAACTTATAAGATCTCTGAGGACCTTATGTGTAGCAAACTGTGTGGGTTCTGAGATTTATGTCCGGGTCTGTTGCCATTTTAGCGGTCGTGTGATAGCCTGCCCGCTAAGATCACAAGGTCTCAGAGGGCTTTCAAACACCCATAATCACCAGGCTCAGAGGGCTTTCAAACACCTTTTCAGACACAAGCTACTTAACCAAAGCTTTAACACAGCTATGTTTTTTTAGCCATTTATTTTAAGCTTATTTTTCCACAGCTTTTTCCACAACGCTGTGGAAAAGCTATCATAACTCATTGATAACAACTCTTTGAGGACTAGTAGTATGTAACTCCACTCCTCTCTAGGTGTTGTTTCCGTGGAGAGCTTATGGGTCATAACTCTCTAACTCTACACTCCCTTGAGCATAATCATCCCAGTCGATTGCATCATCACTTTGAGCAGCGTACTGGTCCATGATTTCTTGCTCGAAGTCGAACACATAATCCTCGTTCATTTGTTCCTCCTGGTGTTGTATTCTCCGAGGTTCTCTACATAAACCTCGTTGACACTTTCGTTACCTTTCAGTTCTAAAAGTTCACGCCAGTTCCATTCCTTTGGACTTACACAGTTTGATGTATCAACCGTAAAATCTAGCGTAACTCTGAAGCGCGTAACTTTGTCGTTGATTGTTTGCATTGTGTTGGTGTCCTTGATGAGTAACAAACTACAAGAGTATTTTATATGAGAAGAGAGTTTAAGTCAAGACATTTGTTTGGGGTTTGTGACATTGTTCGGCGAAGTATTCGGCATAACTTGGGTTGGCACAACTGTCACGAATGGTAGCAAATGTGAATAGGATTGTGGGGACGATTGCAGCAGCGATGATGTAACGTTTTTTCATGTCGTAGATAATGACGAATTGAGTGCGATTTGGGGGTTTTAATCGTCACAAATGAAGAACTGTTTTCATGCGTTGTTGATCAGATCTTGTTCAATCTGTTGGAGCATTGTTTCAGTCCAAGCCTTTGGATCTGCTACACCATTGTTTGCATACAGTTCGCTATACCTCAGACCATAAAGATCTGGATTCAGGTGCTGCAACTCTTCAAGAGTTTGAGCAATTTGAACCTGGAGAATGTAGTCGTCAATCATGATGCAAAATGTCGATCATTCGTTGGTGAAACTTATCAGCATCTGTCACACATTCATACGATAATTGTGGATCTTCGATGTCGTACTGCTTCATCTCCAGAGTGTGAATCACGTCGCCCATAAGTTCAGTCAATGCGAAAAGCTTTTCTGCGTCAGTCATCATTCAAGCCGCCAGAAGGGACTTCATCTCAACCTCACGAACTTGAATCATAGCATAATCGAAACCCTCAACTTCCGTCAGGTGTTGATAGTATGCTTCAGCCGTAGAGTGACAATCAAACAGGCGCATGGAATCAAAGCTTTCGCCTTCATAATCCCAACCACCGATCACAGCATAAACTCGCATCGCGTTTGCTCCGTTGTTTTCCATATGGCTAAGATACCAAAACTGGCTGGGTTCGGCGGATTGAGTGGACAGCCAGTGAACTGGGCCATTGTTGCTCAAAAGGGGGCGAAGTGCCCCCTATTGTCTCACATTCAGAACTCAATCGGCTCCAGAGTAGGCACACCCAGAACCTGCTCAATCATCGGAGATTCGGCATAAGTGAACCCAGCAACATCAGCCATCAGAGTGTCAAGAACCTGAAGCATTTGGTTGCCGTTTTGAGCAGCACGAAGCATACCTATTGCGGTTTCTTTAGTCATGATGAAAAAGGAAAAAAGTAAGGTGGAAAAGTGTAAAGAAAGAAAGGTTAATCAGTCCTCAAGATAGCACTCAACTTCGCCAGATTCGATGTCATCCAGAATCTGCAGCAGTTCGTTACCATTGGTAGCAAACTGATCCAGAACTGCGATAAAGAACTCTTTGCGGGTGGTGATCATTTTGAAAAGAAAAGTGTAGGACGTTTGAGTGTCTTTAGAGCGCATCTCATTCTCTATTTGCGAATAGCGAATGCTATGCGGTTTGTGTCACTTCCTCTACAAGCTCTTGCAGTTCATCGTCTTCATAATAGTGCGAGAGTTCTTCCATCAGTTCCGACTCATTGTAGTCCTCCATGTTATCAACAATCGTGTCCATTGCAAAAGCACACAAATCGCGAATGTCCATGTTATCAACAACTCGCTCGGCATACATGAGAGTGAGCTTGCGAAGCTGGTCTTTGGAAAGTGTCATGATTTCAGATAGTTGCAGGGGACAGGGAAACATCAACTCGCTTCAGATTCAATCCAGCAAGTTGCTCTAAAACGCGATCATGAATCTTAGTGCAAGCATTCTTTGCACGAGATTGCTCATACCAAATGGTACGGCAGCCGTCGTTGGTTTCTACTTGGATTCGGATGGTTTGCATCACTTTGCGTTGCAGTAGTTAGGATCAACTTGACAGAACTGATCAGCTCGGCGTTCTTGATACTCATTCACCGTTGCGATTGCTTGAGCACCAAAGGCAAATCCGAAGATCAGTGTAGCAAATACAAGTGCGATTCGCATGATAATTGTATCAGTCGAGGTTGACAGGCTTGAAGTCATCAGAGTAGCGATTACCGAAAGCTGATGCGATGGTGACACAATCAAAGACACCAAGTTGCTCACCATTCTTGACAGCAACCCACATTTGTTTGCGGGTTTCAATGTCAAAACAGGGAAGGAAGTTCGTTGCGTTGGTCATTGCGATTCCTCTCAACATGGCTAGAATACATCATCTGAGACCCCGTGGCGTGATCAGTGGACAGTCTGCGAACTGTCACATTGCTGCTCGTCCAACCTTGCCGGAGAACCACAGGAACGGTAGAAAGCTACCATTCGTTCTGCTTCATCCAGAGTGCGAAAGCTTTGAGTCCTCCACTCACACTGATTGTAGGGAGTTTGATAGTGAACAGTGAACATAGCTTCAGTTAGCAATCAGGGAATCAAGATTCAGGTTGTTGACACACTGAACGCCACAGTAGTAAGCGTCAAGCCAGTTGTCAAAGCTTTGAACAGGAGAGGTAGTAGAATGCCGAGGATTGTGCTCGGTTCGGATGTTCACAATGAAGCGATCTTTTGCTTCATCGTTGACAAAAGGTGCATCATGAATGATGCTCACATTGCCATTCTCTTTGAAGCGATAAACCGAACGGGTGTTCAGGTGATGAGCATTCAGCTCACTGCCGAAGTAGACTTCGGCCTTCCAGCCTTGACGGAAGAGAGTCATTTGCGTTGTGTTGTTCTTCATGTGGCTAAGATACAGGGCCAGAGCCCCCTTCGGCGGGATTGGTGTCCAGCCGCTCAACTGGCACACTCATAATCATAAGGGACAAGCTCAGCCGGTACGATTAACTCTCCATTGATAGAAAACTCATCCAAAAGATAATCAACTGTCATCTCCATTTGAGCAGCGTACCACTCAAACACAAGATAATCTTCTAGAGGCATTTCGTAGACTTCAGTTTCAACAATGGTGGGATCTTTAGCCATGATTTTACCAGTTAATGAGAGTAGCTGTGTTACCAAGTTTGTTCTGCTCATCCACGATTTCCATAGCATGAGCATAAGTTTTGACAGTAACATAGCGAGCCTTACCTTTAGTCTCAGGGAACAAGCCAAGTTTGTCAATGATGCGAACTGTGTTACCGTGTTTCATTCTGCGGTGCCTTGAATGAAGTTAGCAGTAGAGTGAAGAATTGATCCCGTAGTGTAGCGAACCTGAGGAAAGATCAGGAACGCTACAAT